TCAGCGCTTTTTCTTGCCCTCGAACGCCCTGATGACCTTCGCTTCGTTCTCCACGTGACGGGTGTAGTGAGCGCCCATTCGCTCCGATTTGTCACCCAGGGCAGCAGCGACATCGCCTGTTTCGGCGCCGGACCTTTTCAGGTCTGCTGCATAGGTCGTCCTCAGGCCGTGCAGGGTCGTTCCTCCCCCGATATGTCCTGCCTCTTCGAGGTCACGCAAATAGTGGCTGACGGAGGTCTGCATCTGCACTTCGGACTCCCACGGCGTCCCGTCAGCGCGCGTGCAGATATTCAGCGCCGGCCGGTCGAGCTTGTCGAGATAGGCTTGCAACTCATCGGTCGCCGGTATCCAGACCAGTTCCTTGTTCTTCGCGGTTATAATCCTGAAGCATTTCCCAAACCGAGGGTCCGGCTGATAGTCGTTCCAGCGCAATTTGACGATGGTCTGCCCGCGGTAGCCGGCGTGGCGTGCGATCATCATTGGCGTCAGCAGGTGGGCAGGCGCATTTGCGGCGACATAATCCCACTCGTTCTCCCGCCATTCACGGTTCGCGTTCGGATCAGCCTTATGGCATTTGTCGATGCCAAGCGCAGGGTTCCCCAGCATCTTCTTCCGCTTCACAGCCTGGGTGAACATCGAAGAGAGCGCGGAAATCATCTTGTCCGCGAAACGCGGCCACTTTTCCTTGGCGCACTTGTCTCTGATGTCATAGAGGTCGGCTTGGGTGATATCGGCTAAGGCGTAATCGAACTCTGGGCGCAGATATTTGAAAGCCTTCGTGTAATCATTCTTCGTGGCTTCTGCGAGCGACTGGTATTTGGGGCATTCATTCTCGTACCATTCGACGAGAGCACCGAGCGTACCATCCGGATAGGTTCGTCTCAGGTCGCGGACTCGCCGCGAGTTATATTTCGCGATGAAATCAGGCATCGCCATGCGCTTGTCGAGATCGGCGCGAGCGCCTTCGAAGCCGACGAGGAGCTTTTCCTTCGTGTCGCGGACGTACACGTACCACTTGCCGCGAGCGCGAACGATGTTAAGCCCTTCCAGCTTCACCTTGACCACCATAGAGCCGATCCCCAAACTTGCGCTTCGGCGCGGCATTCTGCTTGTTTGGATCGAGCGTGACTAGCCACTCGTCGAGGCGCTGGCGAAGATAGCGCTCGCCGCGTGTGGATTCCGTGAATTGCAGCGGCCTTACTGGGCACACCTTCTTGAAGGTGTCCACGCAGATCCCGCAATATGCCGCGGCGGATTTCAGGTCCATTGCGGCTGGCCAGTAGGGAAGGTTCGGCGTCGTCATCCTTCACCTCTCTTCGCCGCTTCCCGCTCGTTTGCAATCGCTGTCCCAATCGCCAGCAGAACTTCAAGATGGCTCATCGGCCGGGGCGAACCGGCCAGCTCCTCGGCTTTCGCGCGGATGTCCTCAGGGAAGGCATAGTATGCACGCGTGGCGGGGGTGGCGTTGGTCAGGTCGGGGATCATGGCTTCTCCTCGGCGCGCTGGCGGATCGCGGCATCGGCAAGCTCTTGGACTGTGCGATAGAATGCAGATTGAGCTTCCGACATCGCGGCATATTCGGGATCGACATTGAGCCAGCTGCCACGCTCCCGTTCCGCGCGAACTAACTCAAGGCGAGCGTTGTAAGCAGCTACCGCATCAACGTAGGCTTTGCGGGCGGCAACGATCGTGTCGAATGCCTCGGCTTCGCTCTGTGCGGCGTCCGTATCGGCGGGAGCGATGTTCTGTCTTTTAGGGTCACTTTTAGGGTCATTTGGGCAGGTTTTTTCCGGCGTTTCACTGTTCGTTCCACTGCCGTTCTTGTTGACAGTTGGCGTGATCGGGGAATTCGCCGCTGCGGGAGGGGTGGAGCGGGCGGATCGGTCGGATCGGTCGGCCATGATCGCGCGCGCGATGCTCTTTGACCACGGCTCTCCGCTCTTGAAGTTCTCTTTCACGGTCTCGCTCGCTAGCTTCATCACCCCTTCAGGGAATTCGCTCATTGCTGCATGCCTTTCTTCGCGCGAAGGACGGACGGGCTGAGGACATCGCCGCCCATGGACCGATAGGTGAGGCAGCCGTTTTCGGCGTTGAACGTGCCGTCTAGGAAAAGCTCGGCGCCTCCACTCATGAAGCGGTCGATGTGCTCGGGATTCGCAGCGAGGACGGAAACGATCTGGCCGGCGAGTTCCATGGCCGGCTCACCCGCCTGCCAGCCGACGGCATTGGCTACCTGGGCAATCTTCTCGACTAATTCCCTCACACCTCGTCCCTCGACCGGAGCGCGCCCACAGACGCCAAGCGCTGATTGATGATGGCGGTGCATCTGACGATCGCCTCTGCCTCGTCGAAGTCGCAGAACACGCCCCAGAGGGCATTTGCGAGTTCGTGCGGGTCGATCCCCTTCGAGGCCCAGTAATCGCGCTCAGATCCAAGCTTGCCGGAGTGCTGCAGGTCGTGTTCAGAGGGCGACAGGGGGAGTGCGAACCGATCGGGAGCCTTTGTCCCTTTCCCGCGGCCAAAGGCTCCATGCCATGTACTCGGGTAGGAGACATGGGCGGCCTGGACGCCGTAAACGCCAGAGACAGCGCAAGGGAGGTGGTGAATAAACGCCAGATAGGCGGGCTTCTTCGCCGGCCTGCGCGCTGGTGTCGGATCCGGGCGGATCGAGTTGGCAATGCGAAATGCCATGGTCTACTCCATCATCTGTCGTTTGCACGGGCCGTCGCACCAGAACCGAAGGTGGTTCTTCCGGCCGGCGAGGCGCGCGTGAAGGAAACCGTCGCACTGCGGGCAGCGGACGCGGGCGGCCGAGAGGCCCTTCTTGATCATCTGGGCCTTCATCTTCATGCCGTCGGTCAGCGTCGACATGATCGAGGCTTTGTCGAATGAAGCGCTCATACCGCCTCCCGGAGCATGTCTCGCTGAACCTGCTTGATGAGTTTTCCGCGCACCCGGATCACGCGCAGGACGCGCGCCTTGTCGCACTCGAAGGAGAAGCCAGCCCGCAATGCGTCAGGATCCGGCGTCAACTCGCCGATCGGCTCGACCTCATAGACCTTGCCGCATCCGGACCAATGCATGCAGGCGTAGAGAAGCGCGCCGTGCTGATCGGTGCAGACATAGACCTTGTTCGTGTTGCAAACGCCGGCGGCGCCGAAGCGCGCGGTTGACGGTGCCTTCGTCGTCGCCGGCGGCAGGACGATCTGCCCGACGGTCAGGCCTCCGAATCCGCCGTGGAAGTAGCGAACACCGCTCATGCCGCCACCTTCTCGATCTGGTCGATATTCTGCTTGATGACCGTGAAGGTATAGGCGGCAACCCAAGGGTTTGCTTCCCAGGCGCCTGCGCCGTTGATCTCGTCCCACAGGTGGCGATACCACTTCGTCGCAGGCATCTTGTTGGCTTCGACCGCTCCCGGCCAGCCTTCCGCCAGCGCATCCGCGATGCTGATGTCCTGAAGCCGCTCGACGCGAACGTCGGTGACGATCACCGTGAGGCGAGAGGCCCAGCGCGGCATGAAGATCGACGGGCGCCAAGGATAGCCGCGCGCCTCTCCATCCAGATCAGCGCAAGGGTCTGTCGCAGCATACCGCACTTCGCAAAGGCTACTCTTCGTGGGCTGGTAATCGCCAAAGGACAGGCCCTGCCATGTCTCGCGAACCCAAAGCCGATCGCCTCGGCTGATTTTTACCGGCACTTCCCCGCCGAAGTTGCCGAACTTCGTCCGCCGTTCGAAGGCGTGATACGGTTCGCCGCCGAACGGCCGGATCGTCTTCCGGATTATCGCCACGCCTGGCGGCGGCTGGTCTTTGCAAAGCCGACGCGTCTGCGTCTTGCGGCCGGCGAGCAGCGCGCGGACCATCGGAGCGGAGAAGAGAATAGGACGATCAGCCATCACGCGGCTCCCTTCGTGGATTTGGCGTATGCTTCGAACGCCTCACGGTCGCCGTTGCAGCAGGTGTACCCGGCGATAGGCGGCCCGATCCGGTGGTAGGACTCCAGGCGGAAGTGCGCAGGGCCAATTTTCATGCCGGGAAAGCGGAACGCGACGATGACCTGGCCGCGATGCCAGAAGCCCGACCGGTCGGCTCGCGTCACGTATGCGTGGTGACCGCGGAACTCGGATTCGTCGTCGGCGAAGTCAGCATAGGGGAACCTCGCGCGGACGATCGCTTTGAAATCCTCGATCGCCGCCGCCTCTTCCTGCTTGCGCCTCGCCTCGCGCTTCATGTGCTTCCACTTGCAGCGGGCGCAGCAATAGACGGCGCCGTGCATGGTGCCGACGGGCAGGCGGTGTTCTTCTTCAAGGTCGCTATCGATGTGGATTCCGCAGCCGTGGCATTCGAAGTGCCAGCCGTGGTCGACCGCGACTTTTGCAGGAACACCTTTGCCGGCGAATGCGTCGGCCCAAGGGGCACGGCGGCACTGGATATAGGACAGCTCGCCGTCACCATACTCGTTCGCTCCGGCTTTGGCGGCGACGATCGCTTTTGGCGCGAAATAGATGTCGCCGGTGTATTCGTCCTTCTCAAGGACGGAATATGCCTTGAGAGCCGTCATGCTTCACCTGCCTTCCCAACCGCAGCACGAACGCTTGAGAGGCAGTTCTCGATACGCTGGCCGTGGTCCGCCCATGCGGCGTCGGAAGATGTCTTCTCCGCGCCGTCTGCTGGCTTTCCGTCCCACGTGTCCCAGATGTCTTTTTCCGGTTCCGCGCCGATTGCAGCCAGGTAGTCGACTACGGTTCTATGGAGATCGGGAACGGCATTGATCTTGCGCAGATCGTCCGGATTGAATCCGTCCGTGATCTGGTCGCCATCGTGCAGGAGCGTGATCGACGGCTGCAAGACGCGGCTGGCATAGACGCGCTGGAGCTCGATACCGATAACCACTCCTTCAAAGCGGTCATGCTCCGCGCACGCTTCGGCAACGACTTCATCCCCGATGCGGAACCGGTTCAACCCGGTCATGTCGATGAGCTTGTTCTCTGCGCTGATCATGCCGCAACCTTCCGCGCCTTGGCCTCGCGGGCGAAGTCCACGAATTTCAGTTCGGAATAGCTGTCGCTGACATCGAGGTACGTGCTGTACTTCGCATTGCCGATCGACTTGGCCGCGATGATGACGGTGTGACCGCCCCATGTGACGCTATACGGCTGCCAAGGGTCACCGATCGCCTTGAGGTGATCCTTCAAGGCCTTCCGGCCTGCGTCCGTCACGGCGAAGAATGCCATGTCGTCGCCCTCTCCAATCTTCTTCCAGTTCGGTGACGCGGCGAATTGCTTCGCGTCTTTGCTGTTGGCGCCCGTCGCAAAATGGTTGCGGTAGGTCTCGCCCATCGGGTCGACCGGGCGGCCGAGCGCATGGTCGATGTGATCTATGGCCTTGTCTTTGAGGTAGCGATTCACACGCGGATTGCTGGTCATGCTGCCCTCCAGTCGTTGGCGCCGTCATGGAAGCCGCCACGGATCGTCTCCGAGAGGTGAATGCCGTTTGTGTCGCAGAATGCGATGGCGTAGGTGATCAGGCTGGCAGCACGGCCAACGGACATGCGCGCCGTGCTTTCGCGAATGTTGACGAACTCGCCTTCGAGGCCGGGAACGATTTCAGGCGATGGAGCGCCAGGATCGTTCTTCGTCGCCACGGTATGGGCGGAAACCAGAAGAACCTTCCACGCCTCAGCATCGCGCCTCTTGCCGGCCCACGTCATATGGGAGTTGGCTATATCGGTGCAGATCGCGTGAAACTTAGCGTTCTGGTCGCCGCTGCGGGTCTTCGGGCCAATCGTTACGGCGCTGCCTTCGCCGGCAGCCGCAATGGCTAAGAGCGCATTTTCTCGCACACGGTCGTTGATCAGGATGAACGTTTGCTTCCTCTGGGCCATGGGTCAGCACGCCATCAGAGGATGGTTACGGATCGCGTCCAGATCGTTTTGATTTATGGCGGCCGGCGGCGTGAGGTGCACCCGGGCGAAGTCGAGATAGTCTGCCGCCAGAGCTTCGCAGTCGGCGCGTAGCCCCGGATACCGATACGCCTTTAGGACATGAGGCTTGGCAACTCGGTATACCTGCGGCTCCTCTTCCTTGATGAGGAAAATATTCCACTGAAATTGATCTGCCTCGAAAAGGTCGAGGTAGAATTTCCACTGGCAACCGTCGAGATACCGTTCCGGGTCGAACTTGCTCGTTGTCTTGTGATCGAAGACGATCTTGCCGTGGATCGCGTCGACCTGTCCGGTCACCTCAAGGCCACCGTAGGTTCCGTAAGCCCGCATCTCGCGGACGGCCGGCACGGACAGCTCGGCGTCGGGAAGGATGAAGCGATATCCGTTCGCCTCGAACTCCTCGTGATCTCCGTCCTGAGCCAGCTCCATAGCGCGGTGAAACGCCGTTCCGGCCCTCATGGCTGCGGAAGGCTCATCAACCGTGATGAACCTTACGAGGTCTTCAACGGTCGGCTCTTCCTGCCCGTCAAAGAGCGGCCGCCAGTTTTTCCACTGGCGGTAAGCTTCGATGTTGGAGACGCGCGCAAGCATCAGGCTGCCTCTTTGCTGCTGAGGACGAACTCGTTACGAGACGTGTCGTAGTGAGCGCCAATTGCGCTTGCCTTGTCGCGCATCATGACCTTGCAGGCCTTGGGCGCATTCGCGACCCTGCCGAGAAGTCCGTTCAGTTGGTCGACTGAGTTGATCTTGGAAATAGCGTCCCGGAACCATTCCTGCTCTGCGGCTGCTTCCTTCTGCGCCGAGGACGCTTCGTTGAGGCGATCCTTGGTCTGCTGGATGACGCGACCGAGGAAGCCTTCGAAGTCTGCGGCCTCGAAGTGCGGCACCTTGAGCGGGTCAAGCTGGCCTGGGTTTTTGCCGAAAGCGGCATCGGTCGGAGAGAATAGAAGCCAGCGCTGCTTGTTCTCGATGATGAGACGCCCCATGGCGTCCGCAGTCTTGTAGATCTCTCCCTTGGAGCCGCCCTGCACATCAAGGCGCTCGATCACGTCGTCACCACTGCGCTGCTCATCCATGTGGGCAATCAGAACGACGTCCTTACCGAAGCTGTTGAGCATCTTGAGGAAGGCGCCGAACCGGGATTTGAGTTCGCCAAAGCCCTGCAGCGTCAGCGCGCCGCCGCGACCGTGCTTGGGATTGGCCTTGATGATATCGACCGACAGCGAATCTAGCGCACGTCCGGCGGTATCAACGACGATGGTCTTGAACGGCTCCAGGTCGCCGGCGTCGATGTTCGTAATGTCGGCCCACGAAGTGACGCGGACAACGTCCTTTCGGTTGGCCGCGCGGTGACTACCGTTGTCGAAGTCTAGCAATAGCGGCGCTTCGGCCGTAAAGGCCAAGGAGGTCTTGGCGATACCGGGCGGGCCATAGATGACCATATTGAGGCGATCGACTGTGATAGGGTCGGATGCGCGAGTGATTTTCAATGCCATGACGTCGGTCCTTTCGTGATTACGATGTTTTCCTGGTTGATGATGGCGGCGCGCTGCATTGCGCCTTCGGTTCTAAGAAGCCCCACGGCCATCAGGCCGAGGAGGGTGGCAAGGAGAATGAAGAAGGTCGCGGTTACGGTGGTGGCGCGGTTCAGGTTGGCGACCGCGTCCAGATCGATGTTGCGCGCTGGCGGGAGGGCGCAGCGGCCGCATTCGCAATAGCGCTGCGCAGGATCGCAGGCGTAGGAGACGGCGCGGGTCATCACGCCACCTTCCGTGCAGCCGCTGCCGCCTGCTCGCGGGAGTATGCGCTCACCTGCAGGTAATCGGCGATCATGTCCGTCAGGGCCTTCAGCTTCTCGGCGGAGAGCTTGATCACGAACACGTCGAAGTCGTTGTTGAAGCGCTTCCAGGCAGTGTCGCCGCTCGGGCCGGGTGAAATAATACCCGCCTTCTCAAGCTCCCACCTGCTGGTGTTCGAGAGGAAGAACGCGAAGTCGCGGAGCTGCTTTGTCGTGATCATGCTGCGCTCCTCTCGACCGAGACGGCTTCGGAGTGGAAGAAATCGGGGAAGGTCGAATAGCGTTCGAAGCGCTCGACGGTCGTCCCGGGGAATGCGGCGGCTTCTTCGAGAGCCTCGTCTTCGCGACGGAACTGCAGAGCGTCGTCGACTTCGTAGGAGAAGAAATATTCGTTGGTCAGGACCCGGCCGACCTCATCTTCAATCCTGTATCGGGTAACCATCGCCATTGCTTCGTCCCTCCCGTCAGCGTCCTGCTGTAAAGGGATATAAGCACAGCTAGAAAACACATTCAAGCAAAACTTTAAAGCAAAACTAGAAAACGCCTCTCGACTCTTCGACAAAAAGAATCAATTGTGAGAACAAGACGTGAACAAAGGAGAAAGGAATGAAGCTGCCTACGAGCGAGCCACTCTTGGGAGATGTGGCGTCCGTGTCTGTCGAGTGTTCAGATTGTGGCAGGGCGCGCTGGTGGCAAGTCGGCCAGTTATTGCGCTTTCCTGGCATTTTCGGCGGGACGCCGCTGGCGAAACTGTCGGCCCGGCTTACTTGCTCCGCCTGTCAGCAAGACGGGCTGCCGGGAAAGAGCATTTCCGTCCAAGCCCTATTTGTGAGCGAGAGAGCGCGCGTTCGCGTGGAAGCGCATATCCTCAATAGCCGAGAAGTTCTGCCAGAGGTATCACGCGCCATAGCGCCTTCACGGCGTACCGGTTGAACGTCAGTTCCTTTGGCGGGTTGTACTGGCTGACGATGATCTCGGATGCAGTCCGCCGAACGAAGTACTTGATGTAGGATTTCCCGACTTCCCCTTCATTCTCGGGGAAAAGCTCAATCACGATGTGGTCGCCAGGTACTGGCTCTCGGCCGCCAACGTATATGAGCTCGCCGGGGAAATAGCGCGGCACCATGCTGTCGCTGATCGTATGGAGTGCGAAAGCCTTCACCACGCCGGTCAGCCCGGGCGGCCGGCGAACGAAGCCTTGGCGTTCACCGTTGAACCTGAAATCACCATCGTCGCCACCGGCTGTGGTTCCGAGGACTTCAATATCCAAGGGACCGGAAGGCGGCGGGGCAGGGCCGGTCACGCGCTCGGCATCTGCGAGCGGCTCATCTGTTAGGCTGACGACTTCGCCGTGGCTAAGCGCGCCCTGATCGACGCGAAGGAAATCGGAGAGCGCGATCAGGTTCTCGGTCGAGGGCAGGTTCTTGCCGCTCTCGTAATTTCCGATCGCTGCGACGTGCACGCCGAGGTGTTCGGCGAGTTGCCGCATAACCAGGCCGCGCTGTTTTCGCGCCCGCTTGATTGCTGCACCCACAATCTTGGCTTTTTCCTTCGTGTCCATAGCCAGCATGTGAGTTATGGAGCCCCATATCGTCTATAAAAGTTTTGCTTGAAGATCTTTTCTAGCTATGCTTATAATCAGGCATGAGCGCAGAACCCCTCCCACTCACCCTGGTTTTCAAGCAAGCAGGCAGCGCCAGCGAACTGGCGCGTCGGCTTAAGATCACGCCTTCTGCCGTGTTGCAGTGGGACAAGGTCCCTCCGACGCGCGTTTTGGAAGTTGAAAGGATCACCGGAGTTTCGCGGCATTTGCTGCGGCCCGACATCTTCGGCGCACGCCCCATCGAAGGGGTCTCGGCATGAGCGCCGACGCCCAGATCATCCCCCAAGACATCATGAAGGCAGCCGAAGAGGCGCTGGATAACCTTCTCTGCAACTGCTCCGAATCCTGTGGTGGTCCCGTTGGAGTCCGAAAGGCCTCGATCGTGGACATTGCCAAGGCCATCCTCGCCGAGCGCAGGCGCTCCGCTGCGGTGGGGAAGGAAGCAACGATGATGACCGGCGCGCCGATCCAGGAGATGGGCGACGAGGTTGCGGCTGCGGTCATGTCTCAGCCGAAGGCACACAAATTCTGGATGGTCTACGGCATCGGCCAACGCGGCCCGACATATCAGCACTACTCGAAGGCCTTGGCGCAATTGGAAGCCCAGCGGCTGGCCAGCCTTCACCCGGAGATCGTGTTCGTCGTGCTGGCGGCTGTTGACGCCTACCGCACCGACGCCCCGGCAATGCAGCGCATCAAGATCATCAAGCCCGATCCGGCTGACCACACGGTCACCGATGACGGCATCCCGTTCTGAGGAGCCACCATGTCCGACGCACACGGCGTAGCCCGCGACCAACTCCGCGCTTTCATCGGGCGCATTGAGCGTCTCGAAGAGGAAAAGAAGACGATCGCCGAGGACATCAAGGATGTCTATGGCGAGGCGAAATCGATGGGCTTCGACGCCAATATCTTGCGCAAGGTCATTTCGATCCGCAAGCAGGACGCCGACGAGCGGGCCGAGCAAGAGGCAATCCTCGACACCTACCTGCACGCCCTTGGCATGATCCAGCTCGACATTTTTGAGGAGCCCGAGGAGCGGGTAGACCCGACGACCGGTGAAATCCTCGACAGGATGCAGGCGAAGTCCCGTGCCCGTATGACTGATGGCATGGCCGATCACAAGGCTCTGTCTGCTGCACTGGCGAAGCAAGGCCTGATATCGGAAGAGGCGCATGCTGAAAACGTCGTTCTGGCTGACAAGCTGGCCGAGAAGTTCGGCAACGGCCGCTCCGACGGCGGCCTGAACATCGTCACCAAACATACCGAGATCGCCACTGCCTCGCAGGGCGGAACCGCATCCCCAAGCTCTGACGCTGAGTTGAGCAGCGCCGGCGCCAACGCAGGAGGCGAAGATGTAGACCGCAGCGCGGAGCGCGCAGATATAAACGCCGTCGCAAGCGCGTCTGGCCCGGACGAAAAACGGGCATCCCATTCGCCTGCGAAGGCAACCGAGATGGACCGCGACGTGCTTCGAGGCGACGAGATCGCCCATGCCGTGCCAGCGGAAAACGCCCGTAAGGCAGTCCCGGAAACGGAAGACGGTAGCGTGAGCCATGCTGGAGCCGGTGAAAGCCCGGCAACCAATTTTATCGGTAAACCGAAATACGTCCTGCGGCCTCACTGCCTCAATCCGGGGGAGACCTGCGGAGGCTATAGCGACAAGCATTGTCATGCCTGCACCGTCGCCATGCGCAAGCGCGAGCAGGCGGAGGAATTCGCATGAGCGAATACCTCCAGCCATCCAAATCAGCCGACGCATCAGCTCAAAGAACAGTTGAAGGCTACGTGAAGCTGCCCCGACTGCAGGTGAGCCGCGCCGCGCCGTCCAATCCAAACTCAGATCAGAAGAGGGCTGCATGATGATGACTACCTTGCTTGTCTGTGGTGCTTCCATCGGCCTCGCCGCCCTCGGCGCGAAAATCTTCAGCACGGCCTGCGACGAAATCGGGAGGCTCGCTGCTGAGCGCCGAGACCTGATCGCTGAAAACAAGTTCCTGAAAATGACTGATGACGAACTGGCCGCCCTGATCCTGGCGGACGTTCGCGACGGTCGTCTCTGAAAACGAACTGGCCGGTTTCCTCCCCCGGCTAGCGCGGCTGGTCCTGGTCCTCCTCCCTCGGGGCCAGCCGCAACACATGCACCCTGATCCGCTTGTTCGCCAAATTCATAACCACGGCCCGAACAGCGTCACCCAGGGGAATAGGGGCCGGCGACGGCGAGGTCACGTCGCCGGCAGTAGGGGCAGCTGCGGCGGAGCCCCTACGAAACGGAAAGACCTGGAAGGGACCGGCAGCCGCGCCAACGGCGCCGTCCTCTCCATCGGAAGTAATGCCTGTGCGCATCACGCGTCTCCTTCAACGAGATCAGTGATCGCACAGGGAGTTTCGGAAATGTCCGAAAAGGCTTCGGAGAAATCAGAAATGAGTACGGTTGAATTTTGTCAAAGAGCTTTGAGGGAGGAAATTGCGCCTCCCAGCGTCGGCGCAAAGCTGGAGCGTATCCGGCATGCGTCTCGCGTACTTGGCTGGTCCTACAGCAGGACGAAAGACGCCTGGTACGCCGACCCCAGAATTTCCATCAAGCCAGAAGAGCTGTTCCGCGTCGAGGCGGTCAGCGGGCTTCTCTATCACGCACGGCAGGAGATGCGGAAGAATGACGATGCAATCGAAAGGGCCACAGCCCTCCTTGGCGGCGAGGATACGCATCTCGTTCGCTCGATCGTTGCTGCGGTCCGCTCGGCGCTTGGCATACGCAATCGCGCCTGAACTCAGGGAAGAAGAGGGGGGCCGCGATGTTTAGGACTGACGTTTTCAACGACACCAGTGCCGATGCGCTCTTCGCTTCCACCTACGTCGGCGCGCCGATGATCGTCGACAGCTTCGCAGGTGGTGGCGGCGCATCGACCGGCATCGAAATGGCGCTAGGCCGCTCGCCCGACGTTGCGATCAATCACAATCGTGCTGCACTCGCGATGCACGCAGCCAACCACCCCGACACGATCCACCTGGACAGCAACATCTGGGATGTCACGCCGACCAGCGTCACAAAAGGCCGCCATGTCGGTCTGCTTTGGGCCTCTCCGGACTGCAAGCACTTCTCGAAAGCAAAGGGCGGAAAGCCGCTCGATCGCAACATCCGGGATCTCGCTTGGGTCGTCGTGCGCTGGGCCGAAGATGCCAAGCCCGACGTGATCCTCCTCGAAAACGTCGAGGAGTTTCAGACCTGGGGTCCTGTCTATGAGGACGGCAGCATCATTCAGGAGCTTAAGGGGCAAACCTTCGAGGAGTGGGTGAAGCGTCTAAAGCGTGCCGGCTACAAGGTTCAGTGGCGGGAGCTGCGCGCCTGCGACTATGGCGCACCGACCATCCGCAAGCGGTTGTTCGTCGTCGCCAGGCGCGATGGCAAGCCCATCGTCTGGCCGCAGCCTACCCATGGCGCCCCGACAGATCCCGCTGTCATCGCCGGCAAGAAGAAGCCGTGGCGGACGGCGGCGGAGATTATCGACTGGTCTCTGCCATGCCCTTCGATCTTCGACACGTCGAAAGAAATCAAGGCGAAGTACGGAGTTCGCGCGGTGCGTCCGCTCGCCGAGAACACGATGCGCCGTATCGCTATGGGCGTGAAACGCTATGTCATCGACGCGAAAGAGCCATTCTTCGTTTCGGCCGCGCAGCACGGCGGCTCAACGCGTTCCGGTCTCTCGCCGGTGCACACGATCACGGCAAGCCCGAAAGACCAAAACCAGATCGTCGTGCCAACGCTGGTGCAGACCGGCTATGGTGAGCGGGAAGGGCAGCAGCCGCGCTGCCTAGACATTCACAAGCCACTCGGAACCGTTGTCGCAAGCGGCACGAAGCATGCGTTGGTCGCGGCCTTCCTGGCGCAGTTCAACAACGATAAGCGGCGGGCCGGCGGGCTCAACCCCGGGCGGTCGGCGAGCGAACCGCTGAGCACTCTTACGGTGAGCGGCTCGCAGCAGCAGGTCGTCACCTGCCACCTGATGAACATGAAAGGCAGCGAACGGCACGCGCAGGACATTCGCGAGCCCGTACCGACGATCTGCGCATCTACCACGCATGCGGCGCTCGTCGCCGCCTTCATGGTCAAGTATTACGGTTCTGCCGTTGGGCATCCTATGAACGAGCCGTTGCACACAGTCACGGTCGAGGACCGCGAAGCGCTGGTGAGGGTGCAGATCGACGGTTCGGAATACTTCATCGCTGATATCGGCATGCGGATGCTGACGGAGCGCGAGAAGTTCCTCGCGCAAGGCTTCCCCGGTGATTACCGGATCGACTGCGAGGTGGACGGAAAACCTCTCACAACGACGCAGCAGGGCTCTTGTGTCGGCAATTCTGTTTCCCCAGATCTGGCCGAGGCGCTCGTCGCTGCCAACTGCAGCCACCTCGCAGTGCAGAGGGCGGCGGCATGACCGAATCCGACCTCATCCGCGAAGAAATCGCCGAGCTCGAAGCTCAGATCTTCCGCATCAAGGGAAGCATGAACCGGGCCGACAACGGCGTGAAGCTGCAGAAGCTTGCAGTAATCACTCGACTGCGTGACCGGTGCAAGAAGTCTCTGGCTGCCCTCGAAACGCACGGGGCGGCAGCATGACCGTAGTCTCCTCAAAATACGCCCGTATCGAGAATGATCTGTACCAAACAGAGCCTTGGGCAACCGAGGCACTGATCCGTCACTTCCCCGTCGCCGGTATGAAGATCTGGGAGCCGGCTGCCGGCAACCATCTGATCGCTGACGTTTTGAAGGAGGCGGGTGCGACGGTCCACACGAGCGACATCGCGACGTACGAGCGACCCCAGGATCAATGGTTGGATTTTCTGGACGATCTACCGGTCACCTTCGGCGGCGACGGGATAATCACCAACCCGCCTTACGGCGTCCAGAACCGGACGGCGGTAAAGTTCGCTGAGAAGGCGCTCGAGAGATGCTCCGGCTTCGTTGCGCTGCTGCTGACTGCCAAGTTCGACTCCGGCAGCACCCGCACGCACCTGTTCCGGGACAATCCGCGCTTCGCTGGGAAGATCGTCCTTATCGACCGCATCAGCCTCCTCTTGAACAATGAGAGCGGGACCGAAGATCACGCTTGGTACATCTGGACCGAGGCGCCACGCCTGCCGCGTGTGCCTGTCCTGATTTATGCGGGGAGGGAAGCATGACCTTCCTCGAAGCCTACGCCAAGTTCGGACCAGACACGATGGCGATCGCCAAAGCCTTGGACATCAAAGAGCACGAGGCCGACACCCTCATCAACATGAAGATGAACCGCGATCGGCTGGGCCCGACGGTATGCCAGATGGCGGCTTTGAACGCTCCCCGTAAGCCCGTTCGTTTCGCCGGATACGACGAGACAGAAAAGTCGTGGTGGTGAGATGACCGTTTCGGCCGCCATCCGCCGCATGCTTGCTGCCGGTTTCACGATTGAGCAGGCGCTCGTCGCTGCTGAAGCGTTCGAGGCTGAGGCTGCGCCGCAAGAGCCGGTGCTCTCAAAGCGGCAGGCCAGAAACAGACGCTATTACGAACGTCTTAAATCGTCTGAAAAGCGTCTTAATGCAGACGATCAAGACGTTTCAGACGCTAGTGACGAACCTTCTTCCCCCGAAGGTTCTTCCCCCACACCCCCTTCTCCTAAACCCCAATCATCCATACCCCCTTCGCCCCCTAAAGGGGGCTCTTCCCCCACGGCGGTCGACCAGGTCGTCACGGCGTTTTCGGAAATGGCGCGTCAGTCCGGGCTTTCCGTGCCGAGGGCCGTCACGGCATCCCGGCGACGCTCGCTGCTGCTCCGAATTGAGGAACACGGCTTGCCGGCGGTCCTCGACGCCATCGAGCGCATCGGCCGCAGCCGGTTCTGCCGGGGCGAGAACGACCGGGGATGGCGTGCAGACCTCGATTTCTTCTGCCAGCCCAAGAGCTTCGTTTCGATCCTCGAAGGCAAATACGACGACCGGCCGCTGCAGCAATCTCAAGCACCGCCCCGTGAAAGCGAACATGCCCGCCATCAGCGGGAATGCCGAGAAGCCATCCAACGGAAACTGAACGGAAACGGACATGACGAATTTGCCAGCACCGGCCCAGCTTTCGACCTTGAACCGGGAGATTTCCGCGCTCACTGAGCGGCTATCACCGGTCCGCGAGGAAGCAGTTCTGCGCAGCCTCGAAGTCATGCAGGCAGCCGGGATGAGCATTCCCGCCGGTATTGACCCGAACAAGCTCGACGCGGTCTACGGCTACGCCCTCGAAGGCGTCTCGAACTGCGGCTTAACGATCGCCACGCAGAAGCTGATCAAAGGCGACTATGCCGGCAACCCCGATATTCTTCTCGGCATGATCCCGAAGCCGCCGATCCTTGCCGCTCTGGCGAAGGCGGAATCCAGACTTGCCCGTGAAGACCTAGCGAGAAAGCGGGAGATCGCCGCCGCGCTCACCCACCAGGCGCCAGAGATCGACCGGTCTCCGGAGGTCATGGCCCGCGTCCGCGCCAGGCTGAACCAATTCAAGCAAGAGCATGCTGCGTCAAAAGCAGCCGCCGGCGGCATTGTGGTCCAAGAGCCCATGTCACCCGAGCGTGCCGAAGAGCTGGCGCGGATACTGGCATTGCCAGACGCGCGCTCGGTCAGCGCCGAGCAGATGGCCTACCGACGGAAGATCGAGATGGACCTCGATGCCGTCGAGCCGACCGACGAGGAGTGCGCGGCATGACCATCCAGCGCCGCACAGTCGACATCGAGGCCGCCTCGAAGCTCTGGAGGGATGACCTGCCCGCCTCCCAGATCGCCAAGCGCTTTGGCGTCAGCCGAAACGTCATTGTTGGACTGGCCTTCCGCAACCGCGGTCTGTTCCCGTGGCGCGGTGATGTTGGGAAAAAGACCCGCGCATCCGGTCCAGCAAATACGGCGCGGCGTCGCAACCAGGCTCCGGAACTGAAGTCGGAACCAGAGATCCCGCCGACCGCTTACGACGCTGAGCGGCTCCAATCCGCAAAGCTCCTCCACCATCTCTCGGCCGGCGAATGCTGCTGGCCTCTCAACACCGGCGGCCCGTACCTGTTCTGTGCGGCGGAAACAACGGGCCGCTACTGCCGAAACCACCAGGCTCGGTCACTGCCGAAGAAGAACGAGGGAAAAGCATGAGCAGATCACGTTGGTACGCAATCAGGACGGCTCCCGGTTGTCAGCGCATGGCGGCCGCGGACGAGCGCCTGCCTGAAAGTCGTCGCATGGAGTCGATCATCGAGCGGAACTGCCGCAAGGACGGCTTCGATATCTTCATGCCCTCGTTCTACAAGGAGTTGAAGCACCACCGGACGAACGAGATCATCGAGAAGCGTTTTCCGTTCCTGGTCGGCTATGCCTTCGTCAACCTGCCCAGGCTGAACTTCGAGGATCTGCGCAGGGTCGACGGCGTCATCTGCTTGCTGCGAGGAAGCATCGGCTATGGACCGCTCGAGTTTCCGGACGGCATGATCGAGGATCTGTACTTCGCCGAGCACGAGCGCCGGCAGGCCTTCCTCTACGAACAGCACTGCCGGAAGGAGAACGAGCGCCACGAGCAGATCCAGCACCTGCGCGGCCAACTCCGGAAGATCCTGCCGAAGGGCCGGAAGGCGCGCGTCTCTATGGTCGATCAAGCGGAGAGGGCTATAGATTCCCTAAGTCCGCAGATCAAAGAGCGCGTGCAGAAAATTATCAGTGAATTGAACGCGCTCACCGGTGATGCAGAGGTTGAAAATATCCGCGAAGCCGTATAGATTTCCTGCAGTGATTTGCGGTTGTTCAGTTGCGGACCTCACAGAGGGAATACTCGCCGGACCGCTGCCGAGAGTTCACACTTGGCGCATAGGAGAAATGCGGCCAAAATCTACTGGCCCATTTTACCTCTGCTGCGGTTAGCTCTTGTTTTCGACGAAACCACGTAAATTGCATCTCCGACCGTGATAACGGTCTTGGCCACGTCGTCTGAAAGTTCGATATTGAACTCGTCCTGAATCATCATGACGATTTGAGCGACTTCGAGAAAGTCGGCGCCGAGGTCATCGACCAGAGACGCGTCGTCCACAGCATGGGCAGGGTCGACGCCCAACTGCTCGACGATTATTGCTCTTATACGGTTAGAGACGTCCGCGCTGGATTTTTCCACCGGTGTCCTCCCTTAAGCATGATCACGCTTCTACCGGCCTGCTCAGGCACCGTGGCGTAAGCATAGTCATCACTTTTCTTTATACCATTAATCTCGACGTCGCAGACAGGGCATCTGGTAAGCCGCGTGGCTCATAACCACGAAAGACCGGGTTCGATTCCCGGGCCTGCAACCAAACACACAAAGCGACCACCCCGTTTCATCTTTGGGGCGTCTGAGGAACCACTTCGGTATATCGGGCGGCACCTCATTCTCTGGACGAACCCCCCAGTATGCTCACCACGAGAGGGATGAGGATGCAGATGAGTACGAGGAAGGCAGCGCCGGCTCTTCCTCGCATTAAATAACCGTAATGGTTGGACAAAAGCCTTCAGCCAAGGTGGCCAACGCGAGTGGCGCATTCTACATAGGCGATTAGAGGTAGCGATCAGCCAGCCGCCCGACGCCACCCCATCGTGGCGGTTTTTCGTTTTCAGGAGCGCCAATGAACACCCCTTCCCAGAAGAGAGACCAGCCCACCGCTCAGGTCGGGTACCGCATCCGCTTCTATAAGCACTACGGGCATTCACCAGCGTGGCAGTTGGTGCCGGAGGCAATGACTTACCTCGAAGAGAGTGGGTTCGCCGGCAGAGGGCCGCCCCCACTGCCGGAGTTCACGGATTCCTGCGTGGTAGCCATCGATGAAGACGGCAAGGCAATCGGCTTCCTCACCTACGGCTGCGACGGGGAGAGCTGGTTTATCACGCTCTCCTACGTGGTTCCCGAGCGTCGACGGAAACATATCCACACCACTCTTTTCTACGCGCTTCGCGACAAAGCCATAGAGCAAGGAAATGTCGTTTCAATCGACTGCTTTACGCACGCCAACAACCTGGCCGCCCAAGCAGCGTTCGAAGCGCAAGGTAGGACAAAGGAATCCATCAGGTATACCTATTCGCTGAAGGACAGCGGCGCCGGCAAAGAGCCGCAACCGCGGGGCCGTAGCTTTGAGGAAACGCCGATGCCAGAATACCTCGTCGAGCGCTTCGATACCGGCTCAGATAGCCTCAAGTTCATGCAAGCCTTCATCAACAAAAAGGCGGCCGACGGGTATGCGCTCCACCAGGCAATCGAGCGCAGCACGTATCAGTGGGTGCTGATCTTCAAGCGCGCCGATCAGGCCTGACAGCCGCAATGCCAGAATAGGGAGCCGGGCCCATGGCCCGGTTCCCCGATGTCCCAATTTGTGCCCTCAGGCGAGGGTCGAGATTGCGACATCATCAAAGTCATGGCTTATAGTCGGCAAGGAAGGGTGCCTGACGCCCACCGATGGGGTCCCATCCCGTCAGTAACTCCATCGTCCATGAAAGAGCCTCCAACTGCTCCTTAACATCTCCGCCCGTGTTGTCTTTCAGTTCGCGATACGCGGCTTCCATGCGCTTTAGGAACCGCTGCTGAAACGTCGGGTCGGTCTCATTCAGCGTCTGCACCAAGCAAGCAGATACCATAGCCATCCCGAGTTTAGCCCGGTGCAGATCTGATCGTTTGTCTTTGTCTTCCATGTTTGATCCCCAAGGTTAACCGATGCCCGTCCTAAAGAACGCACGGCACGAGAAGTTCGCGCAGGAACTCGCCAAAGGTAAGACGGCCGACGAGGCATATCAGCTTGCGGGGTTTAAGCCTAACCGGGGAAATGCAGCGCGTTTGAATGCAAATGAAAGCATTCAAGAGCGCGTAGCAGAAATCCAAGGCAAGGGCGCCCTCAAGGCGGAAGCAACCGTCGAGCGTGTTCTGAAAGAGCTCTCCCGTATCGGCTTCTCCGATCTTCGCCGCGTGTTCGATGCGAACGGCAGGCTGCTTCGACCTGAAGAGTGGGATGACGATACAGCCGCCGCAGTCGCGTCGGTTGAAGTGGTGACCCGCAACATCGGCGACGGTGAGGTCGAGCACGTCCACAAGATCAAGGTCTGGGACAAGAACAGCGCCTTGGAGAAGCTCGCCAAGCACCTCGGTATGTTCATCGAGCGTGTCGAGCACTCTGGGAGCATGAGCCTCAATGTCTTGCCAGAGGATGCCGAACTGTGACCCATGCAGGTAGCTCGATTAACGGACAAACAGCGAGAGGCTAATCGCCTTCTTGCCGGCCCGGCGCGCAACATCATGCTCCGCGGCGGATCTCGGTCTGGAAAGACGTTCGTTCTCTGCCGGGCGCTGATCCAGCGAGCGATTAACGCTCCTGGTTCACGGCACGTCATATTCAGGTTTCGATTCAACCACGCGAAGACGTCGGTTTGGTCCGATACCCTGCCGAAAGTTCTGTCTCTCTGCTTCCCGTCGGTTCGGGTGCGGTTTGACAAGACCGACTTCTATGTCGAGCTGCCGAACGGATCGCAGATCTGGATAGCCGGCCTCGATGACAAGGAGCGGGTCGAGAAGATCCTGGGGCAGGAATACGCCACTCTCTATTTCAACGAGAGCAGCCAAATCCCTTGGGCATCCGTGGAAACGGCAATGTCCCGTTTGGCGCAGAAGTGCGAGCTGGCCCCAGCGATAGCGGCAGCGACAGGCAGAAGATACCTAGCCCTCAAGGCCTACTTCGACTGCAACCCGCCATCAAAGCTCCATTGGAGCTTCCAGATGTTCCGGGCGAAGATGAAGCCGGGCACCAAGGAAAAGCTGGCCAAGCCGGAAGATTATGCCGAGATGCAGGTGAATCCTGCGGACAACTCGGAGAACCTGCCGCCTGAGTATTTCGAGGTTCTGGCCTCGATGTCCGCAGCGAAAAGGTTGCGGTTTGAGGCGGGAGAATGGGCGAGCGAAGTCAGCGGCGCTCTATGGGCTCTTGAGGATCGCAAGGCGCCCGACGGGAAGCTGATGCCGGGCATAGACAGCCTGCGTGTCGCCAGCGCTCCTGAAATGCGGCGCCTCGTCGTTTCCGTCGACCCTTCCGGTACGAGAGGCGATGGCGCGGGTGACGATGTAGGTATCGTCGTCGCCGGCCTCGGCATTGATGGGCATGGCTACATTCTTGAGGATGGCACTTGCCAGTTATCACCAGAAGGATGGGGCAGGCGAGCGGTCGATCTCTACCATCGTCATCAGGCGCACCGGATCATCGGGGAACGGAACTTCGGCGGCGACATGGTGCGCTTCACCGTCTCGACGGCTGATAAGACCGCGCCCTTCAAGGAAGTCGTCGCCAGCCGAGGCAAAGCGGTGCGAGCTGAGCCTATCAGCGCGCTGTACGAGCAGGGCAAGGTTCATCACGTCGGAGACTTCCCCGACCTTGAAGACCAGATGTGCAACTTCACGCCATCTGGATACCTCGGAGAAGGTTCACCTGATCGGGCCGACGCCCTGGTCTGGGCCCTCACTGAGTTAATGCTTGGAGGTTCGTCCTTCACGCTGACGAACGTTTAGGAGCGGACATGGCCAACATCATCGCGCTCGTCCGCGACAGTCTGACAAATATGGTCGCCAGCCTGGGCACCAGCCGGGACAAAGCAGCGGCTAACGTCTATTCCATGCCGATGCTCACCGACGAGGAGCTGCTCAACGCCTATCGGGGCGCGTGGCTCCCCAAGAAGATCGTCGATATCCCGGCCTTCGACAGCATCCGCGCCTGGCGCGATTGGCAGGCGAAGAAGCCGCAGATCGAGGCGATCGAAGCGGAAGAGAAGCGCCTGAACGTCATGGGCAAGCTGCTGGAGACCCGCATCAAAGCGCGGCTCTGGGGCGGCGCTGCGCTCGTCATCGGTACCGGCGACCAGGACCTGACGCAGCCGCTTGACGTCGCGCGCGTCGGGAAGGGCGGCCTAAAATACCTCACGGTCATGACGCGTCGTCACCTCACGGCCGGCGAGATCGATCGAGATCCGGCGTCGGAATGGTATGGCAAGCCGAAGGTCTATCAGTTGAACTCGGCAGATGGTGCGCAGGTAGAGATCCATCCTTCGCGCCTGGTCATTTTCAACGGCAGCCAACAGCCGGACGAAGACATCGTAACGACCACCTATGCCGGCTGGGGCGACAGCGTCCTCTTGTCGGTGGTCGATGCAATCAAGCAGGCCGACGGTACCGCGGCGAACATTGCCAGCCTTGTTTTCGAAGCCAAGGTCAACGTGATCCGGCTGCCGGATTTTATGCAGAACCTCGGCAACGCAGAGTACCGGGCGAAGATCCTCGAGCGCTACACTCTGGCGGCCACGGCAAAGGGCATCAACGGCGACCTCCTCCTCGATAAGGAAGAGGAATACGAGCAGAAGACGGCGAGCTTCGCCACGCTTCCCGAAGTCCTCATGTCGTTCCTGCAGATCGTGTCAGGCGCCGCGGACATTCCGGCTACCCGGCTGCTCGGCCAATCCCCCGCCGGCATGAACGCGACCGGCGAAAGCGATCTGCGCAACTATTACCACCGCCTGCAGGCAATGCAGACGGTCGAGATGACGCCGGCGATGGCGCGCCTGGATGAGTGCATCATCCGCAGCGCGCTCGGCTCGCGCGACCCGGACATCTATTACGAGTGGGCGCCGCTCTGGGGCATGTCGGAGAAGGAAAAGGCCGACGTCTTCAAGACGAAGGCTGATGCGGCCCGGCAGCTGGTCGGCACGACGCCAGGGCAGGAGATCATACCGCGTGATGCAGTATCCGATGCTCTCGTCAACACGTTCATCGAGGATGGGTCGCTACCGGGGCTCGATGCTGCGATTGAGGAATACGGTAACTTAGCCGAGCAGGAGACGAGCACCTCGGAAGTGGAGGCCGCGAGTGGCGATTAACCCCATTCACCCTCCTTCACAGTAGTGGTCAGTTGATCGACTGCGCCTGCAGGAACGACTCTTATGCCGGACCTTTCGAAAGCATCGAGGAAGGCATCTTTCGCCTTGTTCGCATCGATTCCGGCATCTTCAGCAGGTAGTTCATGGAAAACGGCATCGATAGCCTGTTTCTGAGCATTGGGATCAAACTGCTTAGCAAAGGAAGCAAAAGCCTTCTCGTTGTTCGTTAGTTGGACCTTTGCCAAACGGGCGTCTTCAACCGCTGCTGCCAACTTAAACTCTAGATCGCTGATCTTTATGGCTACTTCAGTCCATTTAAACGTGGTCATGAGCACTACGCCGCAAAGAACGAGTAGCATGCCGAAGGCGCCAACTTGCTTAGCCCCACGGTATCTTTCGATAGGTGGCCAGCAAAAAGAAACGCCGACTAAAAGGCAGAAGATACTTGCTCCAAGAATGAAGTTTTCATTCATCGACTTATCCCCCCTTTCCCAACAAGCTGCACGGCGCAGCCTGAACATTAGCTCGCGCACATATTTGAACTGATGTCGAGTCCGAAAGGAAACCCGAATGCAATTCGTGGATGCTGCACCGATCGCGGGCACGCGACGGACCGCCGATGGCTACCTCGTTGCGGATGTGCGCACCGCGCGCACCGGCATCCAGCTTTATGCCGGCCATGAGGTCGGCAAGCCGGAAATGGCAACCGTGAAGGTCTATCGGCCAGAGGATCAGGTCTTCGACAAGGCGAGCCTCGGCAGCTATGCGCACAAGCCGGTGACGAACGACCATCCAGACGAGGCAGTGACGGCCGACAATTGGAAGAGCCTCTCAGTCGGCCAGATCGGCGACGAGGTTGCCCGCGATGGTGAATTCGTCCGAGTGCCGCTCATCGTCATGGACGGCGCCACTATCAGCGAGATCGAGGGCGGCAAGCGCGAGCTCTCTGCCGGCTACACCTGCGATCTCTCCTGGGAGCCGGGCACAACGCCCGAAGGCGAGAAATACGACGCCATCCAGAAAGATATCCGGATCAACCACGTCGCCATCGTGCAGCGTGGCCGCGCCGGGTCAGAAGCTCGCATCGGAGACGGTGCGGGGAAGTGGGGCGTGAGCCCCGTCAACACCCAGATAGCAGATGAAAGGATACCGAAGATGGATCTGCGAAAAATTCTGGTCGATGGGCTCACGGTCGAGACGACCGATCAGGGCGCACAGGCCATCACCAAGCTGCAGAAGGACCTTGAATCGTCCGCTGCAAAGTTCGCCGACGCCGAGAAGGCACATCAGACGGCTCTGGCCGCCAAGGATGCCGAGTTGGCGAAGAAGGATGCCGAGATTGATGCTCTGAAAGGCAAGATCCTTTCCGACGCCGACCTCGACAAGCGCGTCCAGGCCCGCGCCGATCTCATTACCAAGGCGCACACGATCGCCAAGGACGTGAAGACCGAGGGCCTTTCTGATCCCGCCATCCGCAAGGCTGTCGTCGTCGCCAAGCTCGGCGATGCTGCCGTCGCCGACAAGTCGGAAGCCTATATCGACGCCCGCTTCGACATGCTCGTCGAGGATGCCAGCAAGAACGGCGCCGATCCCTTCCGCACCGTCGTGCAGCAGGGCCTTTCGCAGGTCAGCGATGCCGATAAGGGCGTGACCGACGCCTATTCCCAGATGGTCGCCGACATGAAGGCCGGCAAGACCTCTGCAGCGGCCAACTAAGGAGGCGCTTCAATGGCTACCTACCAGACCACTTATGGCGCGGCTCCCGCGAAGGGGCTTGCAGGCCAGATCGCTTCCGAAGAGAAGTGCAACAAGGTCAGCCGCACTGTCGAGACGGCGGCCGGCATCAAGTTCGGCGCTCCTGCTCAGCGGGGTGCCGGCGATCACGGCGTTGCCATCCTGTCCACCGGCGACTTCCTCGGGCTCGCAGTGCTCAATCCCGCGGTACCGCCGAGCGCCAGCAATCCCGATGCTTATCCGCAGTACTTCACCGGCGCCTTCATGACGATGGGCACGATGTACGTCACTGCGGGTGCAACGGTCGCTGCCGGTGACCCGGTCTACTACCTGACCGCCAACGGCCGGTACACGAACGTTGCCAACGCCGGCGCCAATCCGGCTATCCCCGATGCCTTCTTCGAAGAAGCGGCCACCGACGGCGCCATCGTCCAGATCAGCCTTGGCCTGCGCCATCAGGCGTAACGCCTCGCGAAAGGAACCCTGAACTATGAACCAGATCATCCGTCAGGCCTTCGCTGATGCGCAGGCCGCGTTCCCCTTCGTCATCGCGCAGGGGCGCAACATCGAGACCCGCATCTACCAGCGGGGTTATCCGACCTTCAACTACGGCGCACACGTGCCCGTCGTGACGGAAGGGAACGCCTGGGCGATCGGGACCACGTTCTTCACCGTCGATACCGCAGGCGAGGCTAAGTTCCTCTCCGGAGCCGGTACCGACATGCCCTTTAACCAGGCCACGAAGGACATGGCCAGCCATGACTTCGCGATGATCGGCTCCGGCTGGGAGTGGAACCTCGAGGAGGTCAACCAGGCTGCCCTCTACGGCATCGACCTGAACGGCACAAAGGCCATCTCGGCTTCCGACAAGGTTGAGCGCCTGCTCAACTCGATCGCCATGGCCGGTTCCACCGAGAAGAACTGGACCGGCTTTGTCAACGATCCGAACGTCTCCCGCGTCGACGTTGCGGCGGATGGTGCAGGTGGCGGCGGCTCTTCGACCTTCTGGTCGGCGAAATCCAACGACCAGATCCTCCGGGACATCAACGACCTGATCTCCAGCGTTCGGGAGAACACGTCCGAGGTAGAATGGGTCGACACGCTGCGGCTGCCGCCGGAAGCGTTCCGCCTCATCGCCACCCGCCGCCTCGGTGAGGGCGACGGCATGCTGACGCAGCTGGAATATATCCGCCGCAACAACGTCTACACGGCGGAAACCGGCCAGCAGCTCGACATCCAGCCGCTGCGCGAACTCGCCACGGCATCCCAGGACGGCGGCGGCCGCATGGTCGTGTATCGCCGGGATTCGGAAGTTCTCCGCTTGCACCTGCCGATGCCGCGCCGTGTCCTCCAGCCGCGCCAGAAGTCCATCATGGGCTTCGAGACCGGCATCATCGCCCGTACCGGCGGTACCGAATGGCGTCTGCCCGGTGCCGCTGCCTATGGCGACGAAATCACCGCTCCGTAATCAGAGGATCAGTCATGAAGGTCACCAACAACAGCAAGGCGCTGCAGGGCGTCCGCTCGCAGGGGCGGGCGGTCTACATCCCACCGGGTGAGACCCGCGACGTCGACCTTGAAGGTGTCGATCTCGAAAAGGCCAAGCGCCTTCGCTTCCTCAAGATCGAGGGCGTCTCCAAGGCTGCAAGCAACCAGGACGGGGATGGGCCGAAATCGGCACTAGAAGTGCTCGAAATGGCAAAGGACCAGAACGTGCAGTTCATGTCCTTCAAGTCGGCTGCCAAGAAGCTGCTCGGCGACAAGACCCCGTCCACCAAGGACGAGATCGTCGCGGCTCTCGAAGAGCTGGCAACGCAGCCCTGACAATCAGCCCGGCGGTAACCTGCCGGGCCTACTCTTGCATCGGAGGTCGACATGGCTGGATACGGCGATAATGCAGGCTTCACGTCCTACGCTGAGGCGGCCGGCTATGTCTTTCCCGATGGCACGACCGATGCCCAGAAGACCGCCGCACGTCAGCGCGGTTCTCTGGTGATCGATCGGTATGAGCCGAAGTTCAGCGGGCGAAGGACCGGCGGGTACGCCCAAGAGCGAGCCTGGCCGCGCACGGGCGCGACGACCTATTACGGCGAGGCGATCCCCTCGGGCGAAATCGCGGTCACGGTTATCAACGCCTCGTATGAGGCCGCATTCCTCGAGTTGACGAACCCAGGCAGCCTTTCGCCGGTCGTAACAGGCACGTCGACGGTGAAGCGCGAGAAAATCTGGCAGCTTGAGGTCGAGTATTCAACCTCTACTTCAACGGATATCGACGACCTCGTCGCACTCGCCACGCCTGTCGTTACCACGGTCGAAGGGCTGCTCTGGCCGTTTCTCGTGCCGGTCTGGCCGGGTGCTTTGGTGGTGTAGCTCCAGGCATCGCGCGGACTTGATCAGAATACGCCCAGTGAGCCGAGCAACGAGACCATTCCGGCGATCAAAATAACGAATAGAGCCCTCTGCTTCATCGTAGGGTCAATTGGAAGCTTCTGCACGAGATAGAGCACAACCCCGACGAAGAGGATGGTCAACAGGATGCTGATTGTGGCGGACATGTCCCCCAGATCCTTGAACAAAGAGCCTTGCGGCAATGAGGCGTAAATAAGGCTTAGCTCTCGAAAAGGAAGGGCGGAGGATGGCAAACCCGATCTATGCGCGCCTGCAGGCGACCGCGCAGCGCCTCATCGCCAAGTACGGCCAATCCGCTACTGTGAAGCGGATCGCGCCTCCGGATCCTGTTTACGGCGGCGAGCCTGTGGTGACGTCCTATCCGGCCAGGCTCGTTCCGATGGCCTACGAGGCCCGGTACATCGACGGAACGGTCATCCAGACCGGCGACATGCAGATTTACATCTCGGCCGTCGGGCTGGCGATCGAGCCCACCGTCGGCGACGTCGTCACCGCCAACGGCGCCAATTACGCGATCGTCAACGGCGACCCGAACAAATACGACGGCGCCACGCCGGTCGTCTTCATCGTCCAAGGAAGGATTGCGGCTTAGTTCTCCTGAACCGAAACTCCGTCCTCGCCAATCTTGATCTCGACGCCTTGCGTCGTCTCCTCATGGTAGACGTAGATGCCCAGTCCGACAGTAATGACGGCAAGCACGGCGATGATGAGATAGAGGGCGTTTCGGTTCATGCAGCGGAATCCTTACATGAATTTCGATCAGTTGCTCAGTGCATACGAGCCAAAGCTTGTGGCGGGCTTTGGGGAGGCGATCGATCCCTCGCGATAGCGCTTCGAATATCACGCTACCGCCGTCGACACGGCCCAAGGAGAGGGTTGCCCTATGAGCATCATTGTTTCTCAAGCATAGCATCGCTCACCTCCCGCCCGGTGTTGCGCGGCCTGATAAGGCTCTTCAGGTCAAATCCCTGCCGTCGAGCTTCGACTAGGTAGTCTTCCAGGGTACTTTCCGAAATGGCACTCTCGCGCGCGAGCACCCAAAGAAACTTGCGATCAGGCGTGCCGACCAGTGCGACCCGGTACTCAGGATCGATCTTGAGCACCCAATAATCGCCGTCAGTGAAGGGTATCCAGCGCAGTGCGGCCGGAAGAAAGTTGACTTTCAACTTCGCGTTCGTGTCATCGACAGCCTCTGCTTGGCCAAGCGCTTGCTTGGGCTGGTTGTTTTTATCGAAACAGCGGTTGTCGACGCGGATCTTCGCTTCGTTATCAAGGGAATAGTTTGCCGTGATGTCCGTCGCGGCATCGTCTTCATATTTGAGCGGCAGGCGGACGATCTCATACCAGCGCCCCAGATAACGGTTGAGATCGAGGCTCGGAATTGCTCTGGCTTCGCTCATGGCTTCGGTTCTCCTTCAATGAGGAGCGGCAACGCCTGCAGGGTGGTTCGGTTCCGTGGCGAGGAGATATCCTATGACGTTTGATGAACTGCTCGCCAACTACGAGCCGGCGCTCGCTGCCGCATTCCGGCAGGCTATCGAGGAGATCAAGTCAGGCATTATCCTTCGCGTTGTTGTCGAGCGCCTTGAACGTGGCGATATCAACGGTGCCATTGAGGCCATGCACCTGGAGCCGGAAGCATTCTCGGCGCTTGAAATGGCATTGACTGAGGCTTTCAACGCCGGCGGCATCAATGCGGTCGGAGAGCTTCCGAAGCTGGCCGAGCCGAATGGCGCGCGCGTTATCTGGCGTTTCGGCGTTCGCAACCCCGTTGCCGAGGCGATCCTCCGCGAGCTGTCCTCGACGATGGTCACGCACATCACAGATGATCAGCGGCAGGGCATACGTCAGGCATTGGAGCAGGGGCTTGCCAGAGGCGCCAACCCGAGGTCGACGGCACTCGACGTGGTCGGCCGGCAGAGCCGCGTCACCGGCCGCCGAGAGGGCGGCGTGATTGGGCTCACGCGGTACCAGATCGAGTTCATCGAGCGTGCCCGCGTTCATCTGGCGTCCGGCGACCCGGAACTGATGAACCGGTATTTCGAGCTGAAGACACGCGACAAGCGTTTCGACCGGACCGTGATGGCTGCGATCAGAGCCGGCAAGCCGATCACCGGCGAGGCGCTCACCAGAATAATCGGCCGACTGCGCGACAAGAACCTACTTCTCCGCGGCGAGATGCTGGCGCGCACTGAAACCATGATGGCACTCAGCTCCGCGCGCGACGAGGCGATGCGGCAGCAGATCGAGGCCGGCAAGATCCAGGCGCAGGACGTCACGAAAGTATGGCGGTCCGCCGGCGACAGCCGTGTGCGGCACACCCATCGTGTCCTCAACGGCAAGAGCGTCGGCATGGATGAAGTATTTCAGAGCCCATCTGGTGCGCTTCTCCGGTTCCCGGGCGACCCGCGCGCGCCAATATCGGAGATTTCCGGCTGCAGATGCCGATTAGAGTACCGCGTGGATCACATTGGCGCGGTCGTTCGCCGGTATCGTGCTGAGGTCGTCTGATGGCAGCGCTCTCTTTCAGCGCTGCCGTGGCGCAATGGGCCGACAAGGTCGAGGGTGCAGTCGAAGCCATCTTCAAGGAGGCGACACACGAGGTCGTCGAAGAAATGCAGAAGCCGATCGGGCAAGGCGGCCGTATGCGCGTAGACACAGGATTTTTGAGAGCGTCACTGCTTGCGTCCTCTACTTCGATGCCAGCAATCAATGCCTCAGCCAATCCGGTGGCGGGCGGAACCTATGCTGCTGACTTCGGGCAGATCGAGGCAGTCATCGCTGGAGCGGACATCGGAGATACGCTCTATTTCGGGTACACCGCTTCGTATGCTGGTCACCGGGAGTACGGGGCTAACGGTCAGCCGGCTGACGGCTTCGTCAGGCTCGCCGCTCAGAATTGGCCGCTTATTGTGGATCGGAAGGCCTCGGACCTGAAAGCTCGTCTGGGGCTTTGACGGCTCGGTTCCTGTCGCTGCTTTGCTCGATCGCCGACAGAAGGCCAAGCTGCAGCAATGTCAGAGCCTTCCGTGCAGCTTTTAAACTAGTTTCGCCCCGAACCGTAGCTGCTTTCTCGCGCCCCAACGCGAGCAGGGCCGCATGGATGCGCTCATAGACCTGATCGTCAGTGAGAGGCGGCTTCTCAGACATAGGTAACGGATACATGGCGGCAGGCACCGACGCAATCATCTTCAAAGCGGTGACTGACCGCCTCATAGCGATGCCCGGTGTGCTGCCGATAGCCGCGCCGAACGTCGTGTTTCCGTCGGCAGGACAGCCGCTGCCGGCGAAATACCTTCGATTGGCGTTCCTGCCCAACCAGACACGTCAGATCACCATGGGCAACGACCCGCAACAGAAGCGCGGGCTGTTTCAGGTCTCAGTCGTTTGGCCGGTCGGGCAAGGGATCATCGGCGCTCTCGATGTCGCTAACCAAGTAATCGATCACTTCAAGAACCAATCCCTATTCGCCTCTGGCGTGAAGATCACGATCAGCAGCGAGCCGTGGGCGGCAGGCCCGCTCCAAGAGGGTGAACGGGTACAGATCCCGGTCACCATTCCATACATCGCCTTCGAACCGGAGAACTAGCATGGCAAACAAGGCAACCAAGAAGGGCAGCAAGGTCTATGTTTGCGCCACTGCCCAGAATACCGATCTAATCGAGTCCGCCTATGCGGCACTAACCTGGGTGCAGGTTGGCAAGGTCGGCAATATCGGTGATTTCGGCGCCGAGTCGACGATGAATAGCTACAATACGCTAGATGAGCCGGTGACCCAGAAACAGAAGGGCACGGCGAATGCCGGTGATCCACAGATCGAGGTTGCCTCGGTGCATGACGATGCCGGCCAAGTCATCCTGCGAACCTTCGGCAATCCTCTGAACCTCGACAACATGGCAATCAAGGTCGAGCGCAACGATGGCGGCGAGGGGTTCACGAACACGATCTTCTATAGCCGTGGCGTCGTGTCTGGCCCGCTTTATCCTGGCGGCGGCTCCGACGATTTCGAGCTCGAGCGCTTCACGATCGGCCTCAACCAACTGCCGATCCGCGTCAATCCCACCGTTATCCCGTAATCTGAAGGTGAACCATGGACATCTCCAAACTCGTCAATTCCGAAGACCTCTTCGAGCTCAACCTCACCGGCCCGGATACCGATGAGCTCGTAGGTATTCGTTTCATGATCCGATCCACGGAGAGCGATGCGGTAAAGCGCGTCGTTCGACAGCACAGCGACAAGTTCCTGGCCAGCCGGAAAAAGAAGCTGACCGCCAGCAAGGTCGAGGCCGAATATCTCGACAAGGCGGCAGCCTCCGTCGCGTCCTGGGACTGGGGCGATCACAACTGGAAAGGCGAAAAGCCCGAATGCACCTTCGAAAAGGCACGCGAGGTTCTCGAAGAGGCCGGCTGGATTTATGACCAGGTCGCCACAGCCTCGGAGGACCGCGCAAATTTTACGAAGAGCTTGGCGAAAGGCTCTGCGAAGCCGTAGCGATTGTCGCGCGCTACGACAGCGTCCGAGATAAGGAGGGCGAGACCAGGCGGGAGCGCAACGGCAGCTTTCAGACTGAAAGTCCAGAGGTGGATGTGCCAGACAATGGCGCCTTCCTTTGGGATTGGTTCTGGGAGCTTCGGCAGGCGCAGCCGCCGGGGTTCTCGGGCCCGGTGCCGATCTCGAACGTTGAGGTCTCCGTGTGGTGCCAGCTGACCGGCAATATCATCCGCCGCGAGGAGCTTGCGATCCTTAGGGCGATGGACGCGCGGTTCTGCATCGAGATCGAGGCGGAGAGCGAGGCGATCAGGGAGAGGGAGGCGACGACTTAGCGTGCCGGCCCACCGATCGGAGACGAAAACGCAAGCTGGCCTGCGTGAGTAAGTGACGACGGTCACGGATCGGAGAAGGTTACCGAGCAGGTAATGGTAAACAGCCAAGGGGCTGACAAAGCTGGCGCAACTCATCAAACCTGCTCTGCAGGAAGCGTGAAGCGAGGACCCAGGCCAAGGCCAAGGCAGGCAGAAGAGGCTCCCGAAGGAGCCTCTTTCAACTTGAGGAACTGTAATGAACGCTCTCACGCTCTACCAGTCGAGACGCCTCGTTTCGATGCCGCTTCTGCGCTTCGAATTCGCGACCGTAGTGGCGCGGATAATTCCAGTGGCAAAGAATAATGATGCGGAAGGCGCAGCTCGTCATAAAGAGACAGAAGGACGTGACCGTGAATATCCGTCGGCTGAGCATCAATCGCCGTTACAGGTGTCAAGCGTACGAAGCCGGGTCCGTTCATCGTAGCGCTGGCGACCTGCGTGATCCTGGCCATGAGGTCTCGGGTGAGATCAAATGGCAAAGCAACTCGAAGAGGTTGGCTGGCACCGATGTCGTATTCGATGACGATCGTTTTCCCATCGGGTGTCATCAGGATTTCGGCTTTCTCGGCCTCCACCGCTTCGAATGAGACATTGCTTATCCCGGACATGCGCTCCTCCTAAGGTTGGCGAGGAGAAATCAGCACGAGTCGCAACGCAGAGTCGAGTCGTCTACTTGAACTCTTCCTTGGTGCCGTCTTCGTAGACGACGCCACGAAGGCACGCGGCAACATTTACGTCATGTCGGTCTAATTTGGCCGCTCGATCAAGCTTGGTGCCGGCATAGGACCCGCCGGTAGTATAGGTGGCGCCAATTGCCAGCTTCTCGTCAAAATCTGCAGGGATCTGTCCAATTCGCTGGCCCAGAGCGTCACTGAAAATGACGCTTGCGTCGATCATTCGGGCAGGCTTCGTCAAGGAACTTGCCAGCGTCACAGCCACTTCCGCTTCGTCGGCCTTGACGTTGACCGACCATTCTTTGACCGTAAGCAGGCTTTCGTTGCAGGCAGCACACGCATTGCCTGCGGTGAACAAGGCCGCACTCAGAAAAATATAGCGCATTTCATCCTCCGATTGAATCGTCAGGACGATAGCGCACGTTCTTTGAAAAGGAAAAGCCATGGCAGATGTCGCGACACTTGGCCTCGAGGTCGAAAGCGGATCGGTGGAGAAGGGCACTCAAGCCCTGAACCAATTGAAGGGCGCGGCGGCCAGGGCGGAGGCTGCCTCCAATGGGCTATCGGGCGCCAATCGAGGTGCTACCGGAGCCGCGGCTGCGGCCGCAAGGGCGTATGCGACAGAAGGCGCTGCTGCGGCGTCAGCCTCGAAGCAGATCGAGATGATGAACCGGGCAGCTAATCAGAACCGCGCATCGTCGCGCGGCAATCTTGGGAATATTGCCGCTCAGTTCCAGGACATAGCTGTCAGCGCGCAGATGGGGATGGGCCCTCTGCAAATTGCCCTTCAGCAGGGTACGCAACTGGCCGCCGTCCTTTCAACTATGGAGAAACCAGTCCAGGGATTGGGTGCAGCCCTTTTGTCGGTGCTCTCTCCAGTTAGCCTGCTGACGATCGGCCTCATCGCGCTGGCTGCCGCTGGCCTGCAGATGGTTGATTGGACAAAGCTGGCTCAATCGGCGCTGATAGGCTTGTCGGATGTTCTCGAAACCATGGCCCCGTATGCAGTTGCAGCTGCGGCGGCACTGGCGCTGATCTATGCGCCCGCGATCATCGGCGGGATCATCTCGCTGATCGCGTTGCTCGGTCGACTGGTCGTTCAGCTTGGCATTCTCGCGGGAGCTTTCATTCTGGCGAACCCTGCCGTCGCATTCGTCGCCGGTATCACGGCGGCGGTAGCGGCGGCCAACATCTTCCGCGACGAACTCGCCAAGATCTTCGGACGTGACATTGTCGCCGATGCGAAGAACGCGGTGAATTTCATAATTGGTGCCTTTGTCGGAGGCTTTAACGGCATCAAATCTGCCTGGTCATTGCTTCCTGCAGCTTTGGGAGATGTCATCTACAGCACGGCCCAACTGGTGTTGAAGGGCACCGAACTGATGGTGAATAGGGTCATCTCAATGATTTCTGACTTCATCGGCGGTACCTACGATGCGCTCAGTGGCCTTGCTGGCAAAGTCGGCCTCGACATCGGCACGTTCGGCGGCATCGATCCAGTAGATTTCGGGAAGATCAGCAACCCCTACAAGGACAAAGCGTTAGAAGCCGCCAGCGGCATCACACAAGCGATGAAGGAGGCACAAGGCACCGATTTCGTCGGCGAGGGGCTACGTGTCATTGGTGAGTACGCCTCGACGGCAGCGGGAAAGATCAAGGATCTTGCCAAAGGCCTCGCCGATGTCGAAGAGAAGTCGAAGAAGCGTACCGGCGGCAAGAGCGAGCAGGAGAAGTATTCGGACATCGTCGCCGGCGCCGAGCGCCAGATCGCGGCGCTTGAGGCGGAGCGTGATGCTATCGGGCTCACCGAGCAGGCGGCAGCCGCGCTCCGCTACGAGACGCAGCTCCTGAATGAAGCCCAGCAGCGTGGTATCTCGCTCACGGATGCCCAGAAGAGCGAGCTATCGTCACTTGCGCAGGTCATGGCCTCGATCGAGGAAGAGACCCGCCAGATGGGTATCGCGCTCGATTTTGCTAAAGAAGTAACCGGAGGCTTCTTCGATGACTTCTTCGCGGGAATTGAGAACGGCAAATCGGTATGGGAGTCTTTCGGCGACGCGGCTTTGGGGGTGCTTGACCGCATCGCCGACAAGCTGCTGAACGACGTCCTCGATGCCGTGTTTCAGGTCAGCGGGGCAGGGGCTGGCGGAGGAGGACTCCTCAGTTGGCTCTTCGGCGGTGGCTCAAAGGTGGACCCATGGGCTGGGCTGCGTGGGTATGCGAACGGAACGAGCTCCGCTCGTCCTGGCGTCGCATGGGTTGGTGAAAAGGGGCCGGAGCTCGTCCGTTTCAAGGGTGGCGAGGAGGTCATTCCGAACCATCGCCTTCAACGACCGGCTAATGGCAACGTGGCGCCATCGGGCGGTCAGCTAAACCAGAATGGGCCGCGCGAGATCATCCTTCGGGTGATTGCTGAGGAGGGGCCGATGTTCAGGCCCGTCATTCGGTCGGAGAGCCGAGGCGTCTCCGTCGAGACCATGAAACAGTATGACGCGGCGAAGGCAAACATCTACCAAAACGGCGAAGACCGCTAATCTTCGATGGATTTCCCGCCTTGGATCACGGTGAAGATACTTTCGCCGCTCTTAGCCTTCCTCATTGATGTGAGGAATTCCTCCATTTCCTGCGCCATTACCTCGAAGGCACGTCGTGCACCGGACCGCTGCTCGGGTGTCAATTTCGGATCACTCGCGAATTTCTCCGCTGAGTTGATGTTCGATTTACGGGCGTTCTCTGTCATGGCCATCAGCGCCTCGTACTGAGATTCATCGATGTTCGATAAAGCGCTTGCAACAAACATAAACATAAAGCGATGGGCATTCGCCCTGAATTCCAGGTCCGATACTTGCTTGACCAGCTTGCTGTGTTCATCGGCCAAGAGCTGAAGAACCTGCTGGGTTGTCCCGCTGAAATCGATTGTGGGCACTGATTCCGCTCCCTAATTCCCTACCGCTGCATATTGCGGCGATTACCCTGGATTGCAACCAACATGCCTGATCCGATTCTGTTGCCGACGCTGCCTTGGCGAGACTGCCAGTTTGATCCCATCAATCCGACGGACGTTTCGATGATGGAGGGCCGGCGTTCCGAAGAGCAGGCCGCCGGCACGCCTTTCTGGAAGGCGCAATACACCACGAACTGGATGACGCCAGCCTTTTACGGACTGTTTGATGCCTTCGTCATGAAGTCGAGTTCGCGAGGTGCACCATTTCTCGGATACGACCTGTTCCGGCCACGCCCAATCGCGCACAACAACGGGAAACCTCTCTCCGGCACGAAAGCAGGGGGAGGGGCATTCAATGGCGGCGCGGTTCTGCAGTCCATTACTAACAGCAGAACCATCGTCGTCTCAGGTCTGCCGGCTGGTTTCAAGCTATCATCCGGAGACTATGTCGAGTTGCGGAAGTCGGTGTTGATCCGATCCCTTCATCGGATCGTCGAGAACGCCACGGCGAACGCTAGCGGCGTGGTTACGCTCTCGATCATGTTTGGTTTGGACACCCAGCATTTCACTACGTCGGCGACAGTCCATCTCGAGAAGCCGTCGTGTGTCATGAGTATTGATCCGGGCAGTGTGGCGGCACCGAAATCGTGGGCGGGTCGCGAAGCCTCTTTTTCCGCTACGGAGATGTTTTTCTCATGAGTGTGCTGGATCCTGCAGTCGAGAGTGCGCTCGAGACCGGCCGCCTTGCACGGCTCGACCTCATTCGCTTCGATTTACCCGGCAAGACCGTCGGCTACCATCGTGGTGGGAGGCCCTACACCTATAACGGTCTGACCTATCTTCCGAACCGCTTTCTCGAGCCGGGCGAACTGGTGAGCGCAGTGGGCGTCGCCGTGACGACGCGGACTATCGTCTTCTCAAACATCCCAGTCAGCAACCCCGAGGACGCAGTCTCTCAGATTGAGCAATATAACTATCAAAATGCTCCGGTGATCATCTCCCATCTGGCGGGAGATCCCGAAACGGACGCGGTCCTCGGGATTCTCGCCTCATCGATCTACGAGATCGACCAGGTTCGCTACAACGAAGGCGCGGTCTCGGGCTACGAGCGGACGCTGACGATGATGATTGACCTGCAGCCGCCCGGACGATCGGCGCGGGGCTCTACCGGGCTCAAGCGCTCGCAGGCCGAGCAGCAGTTCGACAATAATCCCACCGACACGGGCCTGGAGCACGTGGCGACGAATGCAACCATCCCTGAGGAATGGGGACAGGTGTCGCGCTGATGTCGATCTAAATCATAGAGTATAGAACGGCCACGGAACGCTTGGGGGACAAAGCGGGTCCGCCTCCTGCCGACCACACCGCTGCTTCAGAGGCAATCCATGAACCGCTTTCGCATCGTTGAAGCCACGCTCGCGCGTGAGCTTGCGAAACCCTATGCCTATGGCTCGGCCGATTGCTTCATGCTCGGCTGCGCCTTCATCGACGCGCTGACGGGCTCGGCGGTCGCCGACAAATACCGTGCCGCCTATCGCACGCTCGCCGGTGCTCAGCGGGCGCTGCGCCGGCGCGGGCATAAGTCGCTGGTGAGCTTCTTCTCGGCCGAGCTCGGCCAAGAGCCGAAGGGCGGGGCGGAAGCGCGCCTCGGCGATCTCGTCATACTGCGCCTGGCCGACGGCGCCGAGCATGTTGGCGTCTGCCTCGGCGCCCGTTTCGTCACCAAGACCGAACGCGGCCGGAGTGATCACGCTCTCGCCGACGTCATTGCAGCCTTCCACCTCGGATAATCCAGTATGGCAATCTTCACTTCAATTGCGACGGCGATCGCCGGTGCGCTGTTCGGCGGCTCTGCGCTCGCTGCCAGCCTCATTGGCGGCGCTCTTGCGTTCGGTGCCAAGCTGGCGATCGGCAAACTCAGCCAGCAGAAGCAGCAGAAGCGGAAATACACGGCCGTTCAGGGCGAGATCCAGTTCGGCGGGGATGTGCCGGTCGGCACGCTCTACGGCGTTGGCAAGACAAAGGGGCAACGGACTTTCTATGCCAAGTGGGGCAGCGGCAACAAATGGAACGCCGAGGTCTTCGTGCTCGCGAATGGCTGGTGCGACGGGCTGGAGCCCTACGTCTACATCTATGGCGAGAAGAAAGCGCTGGTATCCCGGCCGGTCATCGGCAACGAGGTTGCGAACTATCATATCGAGGGCTTCGTCAACGGCTCTGGCGACCCGGTCCTGACGATCCGCTTTTACGATGGCCGGCCGGGCCAGCAGGTCGATCAGAAGCTGGTCGACGTCTCGGCAGCGCTTGGCAACAAGTGGAAGAGCACGAGCGTCAATGCCGGCATCTGCTACGTCGTCGTCGAGCGCATCTATAGCGACAAGCTCTTCGGCTCGAAGGGGCGGCCGGAACTTGAATTCGTACTGCGGGGCTTGCGCGAATATGATCCGCGCAAGGACTCGACGGTTGCAGGTGGCTCCGGGACGCAGCGGCTCAATACACCGTCGACCTGGGCGCACACGAAGAACCCGGCCGTTCACCGCCTCAACTATCAGCTGGGCCTTCGCGCGCTGGTCTCCGGCCGCACGCTGATCGGCGAGGGGAAGAGCCTCGGGCAGATCGATCTCGCCACCTATTTCGTGGCGATGAACGTCTGCGACACGCTGCGGGCGAATGGCAAGAAGACCTATGAGTGCTCGCTCTTCGTCAGCGGCGACGACGATCACACCGAGGTGCTGAAGCAGTTCGACGATGCCATGGCGGGCTATGGGCTCAACCGCCGCGGCCTTTCCGGCGTCATCCCCGGCGCACCGCAGATCCCGGTCAAGGATCTGACCGCGGGCGATATACCCATTGATCGCGCCAAGGACGTGCAGTTCCGGCCATCGGCTTTCGAGCGCTTCAATCACCTTTCCGGCCAGTTCACCTCGATCGAGTCGATGTGGAACCCCGAGAGCCTGAAGCCGGTCTATGTGAATGCGGACATAGCCGCCGACGGCCGTAACCGGCAGACGAGCATCGATTTCCTGCAGGTGACCGACCCGGACATTGCGCAATACCTGCTCAATATCCGCTATCGGCAGAACCGCATGGGCGGCAAGGCGACAGTTCCTGTCAGCCGTCGCTTTGGCCTGGCGGTGCAGGAGGGCGAGTGGATCACCTGGCGCGGCAAGAGCTGGCTGATCAGCGAGTGGCGGGCCGACGACCGGCTGCGCATCACGCTGGTTCTTTCGGAGACCAGCGCGGCGATCTATGACGACGCTGGCATCCAGCCGGGCCCTGTCGTCATCCCGCCGACGCCGCCGATCAACCCGTCGCTCTTGTCGACCGTGCAGAACTTCAATGTTGCCGTCGGCATGATCAACGGCGCGCAGGGCTATGACACGCCGGCGCTCGTCTTCACCTGGACCCCGCCGGGCGATCCGACGATCACGGCGGTGCGCTTCTCCTATCAGATTGAGGGCACGACCGAGCTTTTCGAGGATCAGTGTACCTCGCCCGAGGACGGTCTGTTCCGCACCACGAAGAACGTGGTCTCCGGCAAGGTCTACAATGCCCGGGCGACGATCACGACCGTGCCGGATCGGTTGCGCACGTTCACCCCCTGGATGACGACGGCGCAGGCGACCGGCTTGCAGACGCTGCTCACCGGCCTGCAGCAGTTGCAGGACGATGCGCTTAACCGCTTCAAGGAACTGCAACAGGAGATGGACGAGTTCTTCCGGCCGCGGCTGGTCGAGCTGCTGGATGCCTTCTCGCTCGAAGGAGCTGTTGGACAGATCGAACGCCAGCAGATCGTAGCCTCCATAGGTGACGCGCTGGCGCAGATCACCGAGGAGAGCCGGGTCCGCGTCTCCGAGAATGAGGCAACGGCGCAACTGCTGACATATCTGCAGGCGAGCCTCGGCGGCACGAATGCGCGGCTGATTACTGAGGAGACTGTGCGTGCGACCGCAGATTCCGCGCTGAGCAGCCAGATCACGCAGCTCACGGCCGAAACCGGCAATAACGCGGCGGCCATCCAGACGGAGGCGACCGCGCGCGCCAATGCCGACAGCGCACTCTCTACCCAGATCACAAGCATCGATGCGGAGGTTGGTGACAATCTTGCCCGGCTGATCCAGGAGGAGACGGCGCGCGCCGATGGCGATAGCGCGAACGCGACCAGCATCAATGGCGTGAGTGCCGATTTCAACGGCCGCTTTGCGCAAGGCCTGGTGAAGTTCGAGGCTGTGGCAGCACCATCCGGCGTCGACGCTCGGTTTTCCGTCATGCTGCGGGCCGGCACCAATCAGAGCTTCAAAGTGTCGGGCTTCTACATCGAGCTCTACACCGAGGGCGGCGTCCAGAAATCGCGTATGGCGATCCAAGTAGACCAGTTTCTCGTCTTCTCCGGCAACACCGGCCAGCTCCCGTTCGTCTTTGAGAACGGGGCATTGAAGCTGGCGATCGCCAATATCGGCACTGTCAACGCCGGTCTCCTTCAGTCACTGAACGGCAAAATGAAAATCGACCTCAACAACGGCACGATCGAGGTTTTTAGCTAATGGTCCGCACGATGATTGGCGTCGACAGTACCGGCGCCGGCTGCGTCAAAATCATGAAGAGCGACGCTGACAGTCCGCGCACGACGCCGGACAGCCAGCGCTCGAAGTTCCTCTATAACTCGAAATATGCTCTGAACGCGTCGATCGCCCATATTGAGCGTGTGAACACTATTCCCGGCGGAAGCGGTACCCAATACTTTCCCGCCGGGTCTAACTCTTCCAACTACCAAAAGCTTGTTGCTTACGGTGACGCGGGCGGATTCAATGAAGCGATATGGGTGTTTAAAAACAGCGCCTTCCCTGATTTGAAGTACAACATGCCGCTTTTCGATGTGAAAGCCACTCGCAATAGTACAGGTCGCTTTAATCAGATGAAAATACAGCGGCGATACAGCGGCAAGTATTATAACGATCAGGGCGGTTATTTGTTCATGGGGAATTGGCGTCAAGCCCCTTGGTTCAAGGATTATGAGGGGCTTGTCAGCAATTGGGGTTCCTTCCCGTATGGAACAGTTACGAGGATAAACAACTCCGACACAAACGACGCCTACAACCGCTTTCAATCCAGCGATAAACGCTTGATCGTGTGGAACCTCCCCGGCAATGAAGACCCGTCATTAGAAGCTCCCGTGCTCGCGCCAAACGGCAGTAAGAACATCATCATCCGTTCGGATAAGATGATTATCGCCAAGCCGGGGTACAACGCGGAAACCGCGACTGAATGGCAAGTTTCCTTTGATAGCCGCCGTGTGCCTGTGAAGTGAGCGTCCGGTGAGCTGGTTTTGTTGAGGCGCTTATGTGGCGCAAGTTACGTCACAGATGATTCATTTGTGACGTAACAAGGTATGAATGGCCAAGGTTGAGATCCTAACGGGTGCTGAACGACAGCGCCGATGGTCCGCGGAGCAAAAGCTGTCGATATTGCAGGAAGCGTTCGGCCCGGATGGCAGCGTTTCGGTGGTGGCGCGCCGCCATGATATGCTCCCCCAACAGATATATGCCTGGCGAAAGAAGTTCTCGCCGCCCAAGTTGGAAGGTCCGAAGAGCGCATCGTTTATCCCGGTTTCGGTTATCGCGCCGGAGAGCCCGGCCGACGGCTCTAAGAGGAGCGGCCTTCGGTCGTGGTCCAAGGACGTTGAAATCGTTCTGAGGAACGGCCGCGTGCTGAGAATTGCCGCTGACGCGGATCTTGAACTATTGTCGGCGTTGATCGCCTGTGTGGAGGCGGCATGATTGGGCCTTCTGGAAATGTGCGGGTCTATTTGGCTTGCGGGGTGACCGACATGAGGCGTGGCATTGCTGGATTGTCGGCGTTGGTCGAAGCGGTCATAAAGGAGGCGCCGGGGTCTGGCGCGATCTTCGGGTTCCGCGGCAAACGCGCGGATCGGATCAAGCTTCTCTGGTGGGATGGCCAGGGGTTTTGCCTGTTTTACAAGATTTTGGAGCGCGGGTACTTTCCTTGGCCGACGGCGAAGGATGGTGTTGCCCATCTGACGCAGGCCCAGCTTTCCATGCTCGTTGAGGGGATCGATTGGCGCCGACCGGCGTGGACTTCCGCTCCTGGCCGAATGGGATAAGATCCTTATTTTACAGGGAATTCCAGGCAAATTGCTGGCGATTCGCGCGCAAATCAGCTACGTTTTGTGGCATGGAAACAACGCCGCTGCACACTCAGGACGAGCTATCTGCTTTGCGCGCGCTCGTCGCTGAACAGGCGGCGAAACTCAGCGCGCAAGAAGCCGAAGTCAGCAAGCGCGACTCCATTATCGGTCTTCTGCGCGCGCAGTTGGAACTGCTGCGCCATCGACAACATGGCCCTTCTTCGGAAAAGATAGACCGCAAAATCGAGCAATTCGAGCTGATGCTGGAGGAGATCGAGGCTTCTCGCGCTGAGGCCGATGCGCGCTCTGCGAACTCCCCCTTGCCGGAGTTAGACGACGAACCGGACAAGCCGAAGCGCAGACCGCTGCCGGATGGCCTTCCAACTGAGGAGCTGGTCTACGCGGCACCCTGCAATTGTCCGACTTGTGGTGGCACATCTTTCCTGAAGGCGGCTGACAAGGTGGTCCAGGTGATGGAGCACGTACCGGCGTCCGTAAAGATTGTCCGCCATATCGAAAAGCGCATGGTCTGCAAGGACTGCGATACGACGGTGTCTGGCGAAATGCCGACCTTGCCGATCGGGCGAGGCAAGCCCGGTCCGGGGTTGCTCGCGCATATCATGGTCGCCAAGTTCGACGATCACATCCCGCTCTACCGTCTCTCCGAGATGTACGACCGCCTGGGGATAGACATCTCCCGGTCTGTCATGGCGGACTGGGTTGGCCGTGTGTCCGTTCTGCTTTCGCCCCTCATCTTGCTGATCAGAGCCCATATCGCCGCGGTCGACCGAATACACACGGACGATACCCCGGTTGATGTTCTCGACCCTGGACGGGGCAAAACGAAAACCGGCAGAGTCTGGGTCTATGTCTTCGATGGCAGCGGGTATCAAGATCCCACTCCCAGAGCTGTCGCCTATTACTATAGCCCCGACCGCAAGGGCGCGCATCCGGCAGACCACCTCGCTGACTTCAGCGGCGTGATGCATGCCGATGGCTACGGTGGCTATAAGAAGCTTTACGGCAACCAGATCGTTGAGGCCGCGTGCATGGCGCACGTGCGCCGCAAGTTCCATGACGTAATCAAGCTGAAGCCATCACCGATAGCCGAGGAGGCGCTGTCTCGCATCGGCGCGCTCTACGATATCGAGGATCGGATCCGCGGCATGCCGGCCGCCGAGCGCCAAATGCTGCGACAAGAGCACGCTGGTCCCATTCTGAGAGACCTGAAGTTCTGGATCGAGGAAACGCTTCCGACTTTGCCGCAGAAACAGAAGTTGGCCGAGGCGATGCGATATGCCCTCTCGCGGTGGGCGGCATTGAGCGTTTACATCGACGATGGGCGCGTCGAGATCGACAACAATATAGCTGAACGAGCCATGCGCCCGCTTGGAATTGGTCGAAAGAACTGGCTCTTCGCCGGCTCCGACAAGGGCGGCGAGCGCATCGCGGATATCCTGACTATCATCGAGACGGCCAAACAACATGGCCTCAATCCGGAGGTCTATCTGACAGACGTCCTAACCCGGATCCAAGATCATCCCACGGATCGCCTTGAGGAACTGCTGCCGTGGCAGTGGGCGCCGGCAAAAGACCTGCACGAGGCTGCCTGATGGCCCGCTCGAAGATTATCTACACGCTTAAAGAGATCGCTGACATGATCGGCGAGAACCTCGAACTGCTCGAGGAAGTCACCAGCAACTCGGACAATATCGCCGAGGGCGAGATGGTCCACGTCCGTGACGGCAGCGAATACGGTACAAGAGGCTTGACTGGCGATGGCGTAGAGGGCCTCCAAGAGCTTCTCGCGGACATACGGACGTGGGACGGCGGGATCCGCCAGTTTCTCATTGACGAACGATGCGATCCCGAAATGATCGAGCGCATTATGGCCGACGAGGTAAAGCGCAACCGCTAGCTAAACACCTGCGCCTCGAGCAAAAGTGCGCTCGCCGGACGCTCACCCTGTGAAGGTCATCGCCGCCGCAGATATTGCCATTCCAGCGGGAGAGTCATTCTACGATACCGGGATAACGTTGCCGACAAATATCGCGCTTGACGTTCATTTCTACACGGGATCCACAATCTATTATCCGTGGACTCCTGACATGGAAGACGGCGCGGGAGCGGAGTACTGGTTTAGCGGTTCTCGCATCTACTTCAACGCGGCCAGCGCGCTGCGCGCTCGGTTCATGCTGTATCTCGATGCCGGCGACAGTCCGACGAATGGCAGCAATAAGGTATTTAGGCAGTTCACTGAGGGCGGCGTGGATGTCGTTCAATTCCTGCGCCCCGGTTCCGCTAACCCGCCGTCCTGGGCAGACATCGTGATCGACAGTCGTTGGCCGTGTGTGCAAATCATCAAAGAGGGGTATTTTCCTGTTTCGGCAGGGAGCCCAGTCGAAACTGTTGTTACCTTTGATGCAACCGGAATGTTCCCCATGGTCAAGTACATGACCAAACACGGGCCCGGTTCGGATCAGAATTTCGGCAGTTGGCAGGCGTCGATCAAATTGCCGTCCGTTCGCCAATTGATCTACTCGACGAGCAGCAATTTCGAGTGTGGGGACAGCTCCCATTGTCGCCTGACCCAGACAAGCGCAACGTTTGTCACCAATCGCGGGCAGCCGGGCGACTATTACAACGATCATGATGACCCGGGCACGTGGCGCACCGAAGGCGCCGATCACGTGCTCGGCATCCGCTACTACATTCTCGGCATCCCAGCTTAGGAACTCCTGACATGACCATACCCTATGTAACGGGCACGGTATCCGTGACCGCCGGCAGCGCCGTCGTCACCGGCTCCGGGACTGCTTGGGCCACGGCGTTGATTGCCGGCGGGCTCTTCGGCCTCGACAGCAACAATGGCAACCCGGTGCCGATCCTGTCCGTCGACAGCAACACCCAGCTGACGCTGGCGAAGCCCTGGCGCGGCACCACGGCGGCCGGGCAGGGCTACTGGATCATCCGCGATACGGCCTATCTGCAGCAGCAGACCGTCAGCGCTCAGGCGCTCTCGACCTATATCCAGCGGCTCGACAATGCGGCGCTCACGGCGCTGGCCGGGCTTACGCCGGCAGCTGACAAGCTCGCTTATTTCACTGGGGCCACTGGGGCGGCCCTGACCGACATCAAGGCTAAGGGCCGAGACCTGCTTGCCGCAGACTCGATGTTGTCGCTCCTGGGGAAACTCGGTCCCGTAAATGGTGGTGTTGCTTCGCCTGTCCCGTCCGCCGCTGGGGTCGGACTTTCGGACGGTGATTTCAACACGATCATCATCCCCGGTACGTATACGATCACAGGCAGTTGGACGAACGGACCATCCGGGGCGGCGGCTACAGGATATACAGCTGTTCTGAACGTTTATCGCCGTTTCGGGATGGTGTTTCAGGAAATCTATATAGCTGATGCAACCTCCCCGAAGAAGTTTCTTCGGTTTTCGGCGGAAGCTTCTGCGGGAACGTGGCCTAATCCTTGGTGGAACATAACAAACCCCGCATATCCTGGTGCATCAGAGATACTAAATGGTGCGTTGCCCGCTCGTCTCAGGACGGTGCAAACGGCTCTCTCTGACGCAAATACCGCAACGGAAACCGGGTTTTACAGTGTCAATGCAGGAACCGTTAATACCCCCGAAGGGGCGCAAGGTTCTCTCACAGTCGTTGCCGTCACGGCTACGGTTATTACGCAAGTATACATTCGGGGAAGTAACGGCAACATGTACATGCGGTGGAACAATGGTTCCACTTGGAGTTCATGGGCGAAGGTCGGGCTGCAGGACAGAAACAACACTTGGTCCGGTACACAATCTTTGGACGGCGCAGGAAGTTATGTTCAATTTGCACTGAACAGAGGCTCGGTTGTCGGATCATATGAGTCGGGTGTGAATTTCATTGGACTCGGTTCCGTAAGTGATCACCCGCTTATATTTAAGTCAAACAATGTCGAGCGCGCCCGGTTCGAGCCGACTAACGGCGATTTTCTTGTAGGACTTACAGCAACGATTGACCCTGCAAGCGGGAGCACAACCGGCGTTGCAATGCGTCCCGCGACCGGACGCATGTGGCGGCGCGCATCGGGGTATAACCCGTTTTATCAGTCCAGACTTGCTACTGACGGCGCCGTTCAGGAGTTCTATCGCGAGAATTCATCAGTAGGCGGCATCTCAGTTACCGCGACTGGGACCAGCTATTCCACCACATCGGATTACCGTCTTAAGTCGAATGTTCAGCCGATCGTGACGTTCTCGCTGACTCCGGAGCAATTCGACGTTTTGGATCATGCGGAGCTTAAAATCATGGCTCTGCGCCCAGTTTTCCACCGGTGGAACAATGCTCCGGAAAAGGGCGTCGTATCCGGCTTTATTGCTCACGAGGCGCAGCAGGTCGTTCCTCATGCCGTGACGGGCAAGAAAGATGAGGTTGTTGACGTAGGACGGGAAATCTTCCCCGCGCACGAGGTCGAGAGGGAGGTCATCGACGAGGACGGTAACACCCAGACGGTCACCGTCACCGTTCCGGAAGTCGTCAACGAGGGCGTGCGCCGCGACGCATTGGCGGAGGGCGCCCTGTTTGACAAGACGGGCGAAGTGCCGGTTTTCCAAACGATGGACTACGGTCTGATCACTGCGGATATCGTCGCGGCCCTGCAGTGTGTCATTCACAAGAACATGCTGCAGGGAGAAGAGATTGCTGCCCTGAAATCGGAAAAGGATGTCCTTGCCCAACGGCTCGCCCATATTGAGGCACACCTTGGCCTTGCCTGAAATTCATCCGAGCCTAGCATCCTTATCGCAGAGCTGCGGGCGTTTCAGTGGCCGCAGTTGTAGGGGTTGGGTCTCTCGCCCATTCGGCGACAGCAATCGCTGAACTGAGCAATATGGCCGGCAGCGCTAGCGCGGCGAGGAACCTGATCACGCTCTTCCGACGAGATCGCTTGCCGTCCCAATCGTAAGACATTGTGCTTGCCTCTTCGTGATCCGAACGACGCTCCGGCTTAACCATATGGCCACGTTACGCGGTGCTGGTCGAGTCATCTTCTGCGATACTGCGATCGGAAAGCCTCGTTCACGCAAGCCCGGAAAATTGCCGCTGCTTTCGAATATATGCAATTGCGGCAGCTTCCAGGCTCTTGCACTCCGTCTCGGATCTAAGCAGCGCCTCGTCTTCTTTCTCGGCCGAGCATCGGAGGGCATCGCGCCGCAAGCACGCGCGCTCATACGCCTCGCACATCTGCAGAATGCGGGGCTTCTCATCATCCACGTGCTGCGACGCAGATCTGGGGCCACCAAAAGCAGCCGCGATATTCCTGCCTTCTTCGCATCCATGCCGGCGCTCGCACTCTTCGCCGAGCTGAACCGTTCAACGGATGCTGCTAGAAACCGTTCCACCACATAGATCCCGCCTGACGGGGTTCCAAAGCTCCCAACCCAAAGGAAAATCAAGTGGATTAAACCGTGCCCAGGGCGCGGCGACCTGCTCGACATTTAACGCAAAGAACTTTCCGCCTCGGGAAACTCTTCCCGTCGCCCTCGAACTCATGTTTGGGAATGAAAAGACAAGTGGTTCGGGTGGGATCACGGGTCTAAGCCGCCGCCATGTTACGAGGCGTGGCGGGCGGCGCCCGTACTTCTGCTACTCCGAGCTTGCTTCAAGCTGATCGCCGGGATCGGCGGCCGTTGGTATTGGCTCGATCGGGGTTGCCGCTAGAGCTTTGAGGTCCTCGGCGAGGCCGGCAAGCTGTGCCGCAAAGTCAAGAAGATCCGAAGCGGCGCACTGTGCCGCGATTTCTGAGAGGTCAGAAGCCGGCTCGATCCCGCCGGCGCTTTCCGCTTCGCTGTCTTTTATGTCCAAGTCCAAGCCCCTGTTTCCATTGATGTGGGATCAATGGCGCGGGCCGTCAAGGGCCGCGGGCCGGTGACGAGCCTCCGGCCGCCTGCCAGGACAAGACGACCAATATCAGTCTAAGCCCGAACACTGCCGGCCACCACAAACCAGCCGCCGAATAATCCCCAACGACAACCAGGAGACTTCAATGAGCGCCATCACCGCTCAGCACGTTCGCGCTGCCGCAAAGGGCAAGGTGAACGAGAGCAACCTCGCGTCCGTGCTTGTGGCGCTGGACAGGTACGGCGACCGCTTCGGCATGGATCGGCCGCACCGGCTCGCCCAGTATTTCGCCCAGCTCATGCACGAAAGCGGCGATTTTCGATATGATCGCGAGATCTGGGGTCCGACGCCGGCGCAGCAGCGCTACGACACTCGCACCGATCTCGGCAACACGCCTGAGAAGGATGGCGACGGCTATCTCTACCGCGGACGCACCGGCATGCAGCTGACCGGCAAGGACAACTACCGCCAGTTCCGCAACTGGTGCCGCGCGGCCGGTCTCGACTGTCCGGATTTCGTCAAAGATCCCGACGCGGTCAATGCCGATCCGTGGGAAGGCCTGGTGCCTTTGTTCTACTGGGACACGCGCGACCTGAACCGCTGGGCCGACGAGGGCGACGCCGAGACCATCACGAAGAAGATCAATGGCGGCAAGAACGGTCTGGCCGATCGGTTTGACCGGCTGGCGCGGATTTCGCTCGTGCTGCTCGGCTACCGCGCCGACAACATCCTTCAGTTTCAGGCCGACCATCGGCTGCAGGTCGACGGCGATGTCGGGCCGAAAACGCGCGCTGCCATGCATACGGCGCTGGTGGCGCTCACCCCGGGCGAAGCGGCGCGGCCGGAGGTCAAAGCCGCGCCCGTGACCGAGGAGAAGCCGGTCCCGGTTCCCGTCACGCCGCCTAGCCTCGATGCGCCGTGGTGGAAGTCGAAGGAGGTCATCACCCCGTCGGTCATCGGCGGCGGCGCTTCGCTGCTCACTGCGATCGGCGGCATACCTTGGCAGAACCTCCTCCTGATCCTTGTGGCGTTCGGAGGTATCGCCGGCTTCCTCTACTGGCGCAAGAACGCCGATCGGAAGGCGGTGGCGAAGCAGGTCGAGGGCATGGCGTGATGTTCTCCACTCCTCGCCTCCTGGCGGCTGCAGCCGCTATCGCCGTTGTCGTTGCCGTCGTCGCCTGGATCTACCGGCAAGGCGGCGACGACGTTCGTCAATCCATCGAAAGGCAAAACAATGAAGCTGGCCGCACTGCGGACGATGTCCGCTCTCGCTTTGACCTTTGTCCTCCAGGGATGTGGGACTTCGGCCTGGCAAGTGCCGACGGACTGCGCCGGGTGGTGGGCACTGATCTGATTGGCGCGCGCGCGCGACGCCGGCGGATCAACGAAAAATAGACAGGACCGTCGTCGGCATCTGCGCGGCGGCCGTTTGGACGAAAGCGGAATGCGTCCGCCACGGCGAAGCGCAGCAGTAACTCGCATCACTCTACGAGGGCAGGGGATTGTCTGAAACACAGGAAACCGAAAAGATGGTCGCAACTCCGAAATGGAGGTTCGAATATAACCTCAATACCCTGGTGATCCTGTTCGGCTTTGCCGGCGGCCTCGTAGCGTGGGGCGCAACCTGGGAGAGGGTGAACGCCAACCAGGATTCGCAGGCCAATTCCATCGATCGCCTCGACAAGCGTCTGACAGCGGCGGAGGTCGCCCTCCGGGAGATCGACAATCACGAACTCCGGATCTCGGCGGTGGAGAAGCAGGCGGCCGAAGCGGCTACATCGATGAAGGCCGTCGAGAACACGCTCAACAGTCTTTCCATCGACACCCGTGTGATGCGCGAAATCCTGCAGAGGATCGAGGCCAGCCAGCGCGACGGGGCGGCGCTGCGGCGTTGAACAGAGTGCGTTAAGCGTCCCCACCATTCCTGCACTTCATGATTGCGCAGAAGAGCGCGCAACTATAAACACGGTGTCCAGAGGGTTCTTGTGAAGCAGGCGGACGGGGGGCAAATTGCTTATAGACATCAACACTCGGCCAATACCGAGTGACCATCGTGTGGTCGTCGCTCGGCCGGGTGCGAGCTACAAACTCTATACAGATTTTGTTGATGGCGGTTTCGCGGGGCCGGAACTCCCTGGTATGTTCCTAAGGAATGAGGATATCTCCTCAACAGATGAGTTGCTCACCGCGAGAATTTTGAGGGCGCGCGAAATCCGCAAGTGGCACGCGTATGGGCGGCCAGAGGATAGAGTTCCAGATTTAGACCTGTCCAGCTACGACAACGGAAGCGATGATCCGGGGGTCGGCCAGATTTATCGAGTGGTAAACTTCTACTTCCGCGAGGCAAAAAGGGGCGATCTTATAGCCGTCCCCCCGCGCAATTTTGCTGGTAAAGTTCATGTCGGTGAGTTAGCGGATGATCCAGCTGAGATTTTTAAGCAAGAGGTAGAGAGGTATCCAGGTGACCCAATCCCTGCGAGGAAGATCAAATGGCTGGGAACCATTGATAAGGTAGATTTACCCGTTCGTGTGATAGAAGCTTTCCGCAAGCCAACACCTCTCCTGCTTGTGGGGACGTCAGATCGGGATAGCTTCTATAGTGCGGCATATAGGAATTTTTACCGCGAGGGCCACTATTCTGCTACGTTCGATGTCACATCGGCAGAATTCGACACCACGTCCGGCTCCGTTATCCCGGCCTTTTTCAATTTCGTGGCGGCAAACACACGGGAGGTTGACAGAAACTCAGGCGTCGCATTGAGCTTCGGTGAGGGAGCGTTCCGCAGTTTGGGCGAATACGCTCCGCATCTTGCGATCGACATACAATCTCCTGGCATACTGTCGATCGCCTCCCAATATATCACACCTCTTGTGGCGAGTGCGCTTCTGGCGCTTGCATTAACCGTAGGTCCGCTGGCAGCCGAGGAGAGTTTCTTAGCCACTCTACAGATAGGAAATTCGGCAGCTCCTCCGGACGATGCTTGCGTTGTACCCGTCCGTGAGCAAGTGATGACGCAGATGCGCCTTATGGGTTATGATAATTGGGCGCATGCGTGTGAACTCCTGCGAGAAGCTGCGGAGAAAACCGGACTTCAGAGCGAGGCTGTTGTCAAAGAGGACTAAGCCATGCCGAACTTAAAGACAGTCACCATATGGGTGGTCACGACTCTGGCGGCTTTCGTCGCGGGCATCTTTACGAATGACTTCGTAGAGTTCCGGTCAGACACTCGAGCGGCGTTGGAGACGCGTATTAACGACTTCGATGGAACAACAAAGGCGGTTGACAGGATCTTAACACAGTTCGCCAAAATCTCTTCTGGCAAGGCTCCGGTTCGACCAGAAGATTTCGATGTGTTGCGAAGCAGTCTTTTGGAATTTCAGATAGCGGCGCGCGAGATAAGCTATAACGTCCCAGTAATCTCGCCTGAGTATCGCGCGCTGGAGAATGCCATTAATCAGATCCTCGACCAGGCCTCGAAGTTATCGACTGCGGACAAAAATAAACCTTTTGTCGGCGCGGTTGAGAACTTCCTATTTAGTGCGGCCGCTTTCCAGAAGCGGGCTATCGAGGCGCAAGGCAGTTACCTGACCGGGATAACCAGTTGAGTGAACCTCGGCGCTGACCAGTCACGCTCTATCACCTTGATTTTGGGCACCTGTTTCCAAGGCGGTTCAACCAGGTGGAGAACACCGGAAATCTCAACGATATGGTATGGCAGCCATCGTCTGCCGAGATACTCAACGGCTTCAGTCGGCTATTCAAAGATTTCGCTCGGCGGCAAGCCTAAGACCCGGCCTAAGATCCATTTTGCCCTGCTGGAAAGGCAGCGCTCCTGGCACAACTCAAAGGGAGCGCTGCAGTTGGTCGACTCGTGTGTCCATTCAGTCGACGATTCCAGAGAAAATAACCTACTGAAGAGGAACCATCTTCAAACAGCGTGTTCGTGGAATGTTCCGGATCTCGGCAAGGAATAGATCGACACAACAAAAAGTGCCCGCGAAAGCGACTAAACGCGGGCACCAGTAACAGGTTGGGGGACCTGAATGCCGAGTTGCTCGGCGACACAGAAAGTCATGCGGGCGACTTTTGTTCCGCTCCCTGCCGAGAACTCAGACACGGAAACGCTATAGCGCCTCCGCTACGAGAAGACCCCGACTTTGGTGCACATCGAGCTCCTCTTTTAGCCGGATTCATCTTCTCCGCCCTTCGGCGTGGCACCGCTCGAAATATTCGTCCGCGGCACCACACAAACATCGCCGGAACGAGCCGCCTCGCCCTTGTAGTCGGCCAGGATCTGCAGCCAATCCTCCAGCACGGGCTGCTTTATGTTGTCCGGGAGAGGCAGTCCGTCCACCAGTTTGAGTGCGAACTCGAGCAACTCCACCGCGCGAACTTTATTGCCGCTCGCATGATAGTATCGAGCGACATAGTGATAAAAGTCCGCCCTTGCGTCGTCTTTCAGCCCTGTCAGTGCAAGGATGTGTTCGGAGAGCTCCTTGCCGATAGCGAGGCGCTCGACGGACGGAAAGTCCGTGTAATCAAATTCGCCGAAGAGTTGATTCATCGCCTGCAACAGCCAATTTTCGTCGTTTCTGTCGATAGCGTCACGAACCAATTGCCGTAGTACGGGCAGGCCGGTCTGCATGTCGCGCATCCTGTGAAGCAGCAAGCCCGCATGAGACGCGCGGAGGTGGAGGCTATCCGGCAGCAAAGCCGTGCCCTCTTCGATCACCGAGAGCGCCGTCTTCCAATCCTCCATCTTCACCGCGGCCAAGAACTTACGAAGGAACAAGTCTTCTCGCCCTTTGGCGATCCGCTCCCTCTCGATGGCTTTTGCTTGATCGCTGGTGCGCCACGTGCCGTCAAGCACTTGCGGCAGAACCTCATCGAGGTCCTTCGGGCGACCGATAAAGGCGATGCGGCTGTCTCGGTCGACCACAAACGTGGTCGGAATGTGGAAAGAAAAGCTCGGCGTCATCCAAAGCTTGCCCATTTCGCCTGTGCAGTCGAGCCCGATCCGGAAGTTCGACTTCGGGGATTTTTCCGTCAACCATGCTTCTAGATTCGCTTGAGCCTCATCGGCAGTTGCAGCTTTTTCACTTGCCGCCACGCCAACGACCTCCAGCCCGCGGGCCCTGTATTTCTCCTGCAGCTGTACCAGATTGGGCATCGCCTTCACACAATGTGGACACGAGGTGCCGAAAAACTCGAGAACATACACATAGTTGGGCTGAAAGTTCGCGAGGGCCTCGCCTCGTAGCCAGTTTTGCACTTTAATTGCGGGAGCCTGTGACTCCAGAGACAAGATCAT